GCCTCCTTCCAGCAAACAAAGCACTTGTATCTTCCTTCTCCTTTATGCCGACTCAAATAGTGAAGGCCACCGCGTAGATGTGCTTGCATGTTACGCCGCGTCGCTTGAAATCTTCACAATCGCATGAGATTTCCCCATTAGATTTACATAGCACAGAATATACAATATCCTTGTTCGATTGGGAACGGACTTTGTACAACTGTGCCGCTGTTGTGCGGGGCTCGATTTTCCTCACGTGGCCATGGCTTGCTAGATACAAGCCACTATTGGCCCGTGGGTCCATTTTTTGTTCTTGTTCTGGGTTTTCCATTGGCTATTCTATGGGCTTCTACTATATATACACATAGTACACAGTGCCATACGTATACCTTTTATACTGGTGTTACATATGGTTAGGTATGAAACAAGAATACAAAAGTGTAAAGATCTTGCAAGGAACTCATGAGGCCTTTACAAAACTACAAAGGCGATTGAGTGCGGAGCAAGACGAGGATTTCAGCCAGGACGAAACGTTAGACTTTCTTATGACGTTCTTCCGGGAGAATAACAAAGGAGGTAAGCACAAGAAGTAATGGCTACTAATCATAAAGCAGTCATATTTGTTGTCAGCCTAGTGATTCTTGCCGTTGGAGTAATCGGGCTAACAGTAAGTAGCATAAGGGTTCAAGAAGCACATAAAGAGGTCATACAAGCAGAAGCAGAACTTGCAGTGTCGATGGGTGAAGCAGAAACAGCATTTAGTGACTGTCTAGCGGAATACGCCTTCTCCAAATGTATGTTGGTATGTATGGAAAACGCAAGCGAGGAAACATGTACCAAACTAATGCAGAATGTGGAGGATACAACACTGTAAAGTGTTAGAGAAGATACGTGCACAAATGAGAAAGAGGATATCGGAGAGGAATAAGTAAATGCAATCAATGATAACGATTTCAATACTGTTAATGGCTGTGCTAAGCATTTCTCTGGCATCTATCTCTAGTATGCTAACTTTTGTTGCCTATGCCTCAACTGAGGAAGAAAGCGGCGGCGGCGGAGATGACGGCAGCAACGAACCAGAGTCGGAGCCAGAACCTGAGCCAGTAGTACCGGCAGAACCAGAACCAGAACCAGAACCAGAGCCAAAAGATGATACATGTATGGGGGGTGAACCTGGAATAGACGGGTGTCCACCTGCACCATCACCAGAGCCAGACTTACCGCCTTGTGATGGATCACCGCAGGATTGTATAACCGGTAATGGAGATGTTTGTTTGGAAGGACAGGGAGGGCATGAATGCGAATGTGCCGAAGATATGAGCGATTGTCCTTTGCATCCATCAAACCCAAATCAGCCAGGATGTCAACCAGATGAGATTCACATACCCGAAGATACAGATTGTGATGGCCAGATTGATCCAGACTTTATAGGAGAACCGGGAGAAGGACCTGACGGAGATTGTTTGTTTAATCCATCATTGCCAAAGTGTGCCTCCGATAATGGAGTTTGTCCAGATGGCTTTAACCAGAATGAGGATGGCAACTGTTATCCTGAGCACCCAAATGGTTGTCCAGAGGGATACCATTCCCATGAGAATGATGAGACAGGTAGATGTATTCCAGATTCAACGCCTTGTGAGCCCGGATATACGCGAGATCCGGACTTCCCGACATGTTCCAGTATAGAGTCAGTCTGCAGGGATCACCCCGATGAGGACGTCTGTAAGGACGACAACCACAACGGTAACAACAACAATGGCAATAACAATAACGGCAATCATCATAATAATCACAAAGACAGAAGCAAGATAATCAAAATAATAAACAACATAGACATTGTTAATAAGATAGTAAACTCTGGCGACGGAGATAATGACAATGGGGAACTCGACGATATCTTCCAGGTCATTGTTGCAATCAACTATCAAGAAGGAGCAGGGATTGTTTGTGTATTCGAAGACGACAATACAGCGCAATGTGAGATCTTTAATGTGAATAAAGACAACGATAAAGAGCCGCTACTTCAAATAATACCCTTCTAGTAGGGTATACACTATTTTTTATTTAGAACATTTAGTCAATATTTTTATCCATTGCGGATAATATACTCAGTATGATGAAACAGAGTTATTACCTTGACATGGCTATCTGCGTTAACTGCGCCAAGATCTACCCTGTAAGACAATCAAACAATAAGGTGTTATGCCTGGGTTGTAAGGCCGATGCTCAGAACTGGCCAATGAAAGCGGTTTAGTTCTGCTGTAATGCCCTCACTAGGAGTTCAGCCTGTGGTATACCCCAACCATAGTCGATGTTTTTAACTCCTGGTCTACCGCCGGCACCTTGTGCGCAGATTGTTGACATAACCTTCTCTACTATTTGATTTTTCCTCATACCGGGTGTATATGGTGCACATATATTGTTAGATTTGTATGCAGAGTATCCTACCGCTGCTACTGCGGCCACACAAGGACAAGCCATTGAAGTACCATTTAGGGTTCTGTACATATTACCATTGGCAGTGCTTTCAATCGCTACACCACAACCAGCAAAGTCTACCATAGTACCACTATTTGAAAAACTGGCGCGATCACTATCTTCATCAACAGCGGAGACACCATTGACACTGGAATAAGCAGCAGGTAGGTGGTTAACATTGTCAGTGGCATCATTACCACTAGCAGCAAAATATAGTATACCTACGCGAGTATAACCATCAAGAAGAGTCGCATCCCTTGGGTCTCCTGGCTGGTTGGGATCTCCAGTTCCACCAAAAGACATAGAAACTATATGGGCCCCATTAGCCTTACCAAACTCAAATCCCTCCATCTGATCTGTAAAAGACATACATGAACCAGTTGGGCATGATACACCCACTTTTAGATTCCACAGATTACAACTTGGGGCTATACCTGCCATACCTACATTATTTCCTTGTAGGGCACCAATGATGCCTGCGCAGTGAGTACCGTGATTATTAGCATCCTGTGCGAAATAATCATCTTCATCCGTAAAGTTCTGATTAACTTTTGTATTCGTCCTTAGTTCTACGTGGTTAGGATCTGAACCGGAATCCATAACAGCAACATTCACACCTTGACCCTTGAATCCTCTAGACCATGCTGGAACTGCAGCATGATTTGGTATCTGATACCCGGTATTTTCAACAAGACCAACATCATAAAAGTTTGCTGTTACACTGAGAACATTTGGGTCTTTACGTAATCGAATAACTTGTTCAGGAGTTAGTTTTGCGATTATTATCGGATTATAGAAAGAGTTGATATCTGTTATACTATTCTTTCCTCTGCGTATAGGAGTAGTCATATGATGGCCTGTATAGCGTAGCAGTTCGTGGATATCTCGCGTATCTCTTAGTCCTATAGCGTGCCGGAATAGTTCAAACTTATCATCTGTTTGATTGGGTCTATCGGTCTTCTTTTTGAACTGTATAACATACTTCTCCATTAGAGGATCAATGTCTACCAACTTACTGTGATACCACTCCCGCTGCTGCTCCTTGTTCTGTCCGGTTACGACATTCATTGCATAGAAAGGGTATATGTTGAGCATTCATTCTTTCATAATATCTAGGAGTTACACCAAAGTTCAAGGAACATCTTTCACAGTTGACATACACACGTTCATTCCCGTTAGCCATCTGCGATATAATCCGACCAGGCTCTCTTAAATGCGCTTTGGCACCTATGACAGGCACCATGATCTATGAGAAATAAAAGATGGTCTTCATATGATGCACCAAGCCCTGGAAAGGTATCGTCCCAGCGGGCATGTATTTCAAAGGCCAGATCCCATTGTTCCCTACCGACAAACTCATTGCGGAAGTATTCTCTGTTTAGCCAATCCTTGAAAGAGATTGTTGGCCCTGGCAGAGTCGTCGTCGTTTCCGTCGTCATCAGTATGATGCAGGCCCCCCGATAATCCTGGCACAGAACAGAAACTTGGCGTCATAACTTGCTTCATCTTGTTGGTCTACCCTAAGTATGGCTCTACTGTTACCGGGAACTGCAGTCGTTAACCATGCTTTATCATACCACCCTCCAGCATCTACGGCATCTAATACCTGAATCCAATGCTGATTTGCTGGAGTGTATACCCCTGCGTCATCCATTCCTGTAATGTCTACCCACGCTTTGAGTCTGACTGCGGGATCGCCCTGCCACCAGATGTTTGCCTTCATAAAGATAACGCCAGTATAATGTCCTTGTCTAGGTCCGATGTTTATGTCATTTCTGATACTTGTTTCATTATATACGCCGTGAGGATTTTCTTTGTATACTACTACATGATAGCCGTCCAAAGTGATGTTAATCTCATAACATCTTCCTGCTATGCCGCCATCGGATGAAGAGTGTACACCTCCACCTAACTTGGCCGAGATTTCTTCGTCATCTGGTCCATCCACTTTGAGATATCCTCCAACCATTACGCTGTTCATATCATGAACAACCCTGTCAAAATATTCTCTAAATGATCCGTTAGCCTTATGATCCATCATCATATAACAATCGGCAAAGTCTAAGGTGTACGAGTCATAGGGCAATGAAGGCAGTACAATACCATCATCTGTTGTACCAGGGGAACCAGCATCTAAAACACAAACTTCCTGTAAGTGGTCCCAATGCTGACCTTCGGGGCACTGTGGAGTATACATGTTTGAAGTTGATGTACTACCGGCTGCTATCTCCTGTACTATTGCAGTATCAATGTTGGGTGTTGCTTCAAAGCCATCAATACGTAGTTGTGATTCATGGTCTCCAGATTGATTTGGCGTGAATCCACCTAATGCTCCTGTATTTTCAAGTGCTTTGACCCACGCTGTTTGGGTAGGTAGTTTAGTCCAGAGTTCGGTATGAGGGCCTTGTCTTCTCCAGACGGCGCATACCCCTACTCTTTTGTTTAGTATGTTGCCTATACTTGGGCCTGTTTTGATGCAAGAGTTCGTGTCTGGGTGATTGGGTTCATTTCCAAGGCAAGTTTTACCTGAGTTGAAACTTACACCATGGTCGTCCCATCCTCCAGAGTGAGTACCACCTAGTTTAGTACTAATATTATCATCGTGTTCTATGCTGCTTAGAGTAACGAAGTATATGCACTGGTAGTTTTGGAATGTAATATTATCTGCATTTTTCTCTATAGTCTTATCATCAGGTTTGCCTGAGGCGTAGTGCCGGGTCGTTGGGCCTCTCGTAGTTGTAGAGAGTTGCCTACCAGTACTAGCATATGGTCCAAGTTGCCCTGGTGCGGGTGGTGGGCCTGGCGATGGAGGTGGCGGCGGTCCTGGTGGACCTGGAGGTGGAGGAGGACCTGGAGGCCCTGGCGGTGGAGGAGAAGGAGGAGGGGGCTGACCCGGATCGGTAGGTTGACTTGGCTCTGTAGTAGTATCTATTTCAATGACTAACTGTGCTTCCTCTTCGGCTACTGTAATCTCATCCACGTCTGGAGGAACGAGTCTTTCCATGATGAGGGCTTTATGATCTCCTGGATTAAGAGGTGGAATGATTATTCCTTGGTCATATGACGTAGGCTTTCTCTTCGTTCCAGGGTCTACTGGAGCGGGCGAAGGTTCAGGTGCTTCTGCTCCAACAAGGAACTTTTCTGCTCTATAAACAAGGTCAGACATTCCGCCATCATTTACTGTCCATACTGTACCATTCCATCGGTGAATACTAGTTCCAGTGTAATCCTTTGCTTGTGGAGGTGGAGGTACCGGCGTTGGTGCAGGAGGTGGAGATGGAGATGGACCTGGACCAGGAGGCGGAGGGGAAGGTACAGGGCCGGGACCTGGGCCAGGTTGTTGTGCTCCAGTTGGTTGTATCTCTACAATGGAAAGCCATTTGTAGTCTGTCCCAGAGTTATTATCGATACGAAAAGTACATTGTGATGTGCCACCTTTAGGACGAAATAGTGGATTATCAATATTACCACAGTTACCATCACTATCCTCATGAACCTGCAGTAACTCCCATTGATTAATAGGGGTAGTACCGGAGTTATTACCTTTGTCCTGCCACGCTTCCATATGTACAGTAGTAGGAGGATTACCAATATTCCACCATGCTACTTTATAGCCATGCCATTGAGCTAGAGATAGTGCAGTACCATCTATGCCTGATGTAGGGCATGAGTGGTTACTTGGATGAGGACATTCAATCTCAAACTCCATTGTCCCCCCTGTGCAGGGGAACTGTGGTATGTAACAACATCCATCTGTACTACCACCTCCATCATGCTTACCACCTCTAATCTTACATGAAACAGTATCACTTGATGGACTTGATTTGAGAAAGTAGCATGTCATCTCTGCGTTTGTTGGAGGGTCTGTGAAATCCCAACGCATTGAACTAGAATCACTGGGTATCTCCCATTCATTCTCGTAATGGAAGGCTCCTGAGTTTGGATAGACTATTCTTACTCCATGTCTATCTGCTACTGCATTACCGACTCCGTCTAGTGCCGCGTTAGCAGCATCGGTCGCGTTCTGCCATTGCCACCCAGCAAGAACAATATGATCTGCAGGAGTTCCTGTTGTAAACTCTACTCCTATCAGATCTCCAATAACCATATTGTACCCATTTTCTTGTAGAGTGAAAGGTATCTGAGTCCATTGAGGAGGAGAAGCAGTGATATTGGTAATATTGACCTCACCTAGTGTCTGTTTTACTACGCCTAGGCGATCCCATATTCTACATGTTACTATTCCCTGAGGATTTCCGACTCTACGAGCAAGAAGAGTAAACCTGGCTATAGGTGCGGCTAGAATAGCAGCGGTAGAACCATCAATCTTTACTGCCTGTCTAAAGGTATTCTGTTCTCCTCCATTACCAACAGCATATGCTGTTGTAGCACCGAGATCGCTAAAGTCCGCAAGAATGATGAATCCAGATGGGGGAGGTGGCGGAGGAGTGGGCGGACCAGGAGGACCTGGAGGACCAGGGGCATTAGGATTACAGGGATCTTCAGGACCGCCACCCTCAGGGCCCCATGACTCTGCTTTCCAAACAAGATCCATTTGACCACCCTCAAGGGTTACTCTCTGGCCATTTACTTGTCCAGCCGCAACGACCCCAGGAATGTCTTTTGTTATATTTTCAGGAGGTGCTCCTTCCTGCCCTGTCCATTCCCATGTACCCCACAATATATAGTCGTCCGGGCTTCCCTCTTCCTCATCCACTCCCGATTTTAAATAGCGGAGTGCTATGGCATCACCTATCTGCATGATATGCTCATTAGATAGATTTTCGAATGATACCTGTTGCGGTTGTCCAGGCACATTTGAAATACTGGCAGAATCCACTGAGCCAAGTTCTGCTACAAGGGTACTACTTGCATCGGTTATCCTGCATTCTACAGGGCCACGAGCTTCGCCGTTCCGTCTTAACAGCGCTGTAAATCTGGATACTTTCTGGTTGTATATTGTGGCACTAGCATCTTGTACTAGTAGACCTAATATTCTGATTGGACTACCTTCTCCAAAGCGCGTGGCCTTGGTTGCATTAATGTCGTTAAAATCCTGGATTATTCTGAAGACATCTGCTGCTCCAACGCTAAACCACATTTCAGGGGGTATAGGTAGAGCAAGGTTACTCGTACCAACTGCAGCGATTGAGGTAGTAGTATTCTCTACTCCATTGACCAGAGAACGACCTATTTGTAAAGAGGTATACTTGTCGATCTTGTTCCAATATGCCCTAGCATTTTTGAACGTCATGGTAGGGTTCATATTTTTGAGGTAGATTACCCTGATATCTTTGAGACCATATCTTGTCTGTCTCTCTGTGACATCATTCCAAAGGTTGTTGAATGTTATAGAGCCTTGGCTGAACGTTATACGTTTGCTACTGATTGCACCTCCCGTTGAAAGGAATGGATTGGTATTAGATGCTCCACCGGATAAGAAGACGCCCATATCTTGCGATTTAGGAGTACCAGGAGGTGGAGGAGGAGGTGCGGGTACTGGTCCCGGTGGTGAAGGTGGGGGAGGCGGAGGCGCGGGACCAGGACCAGGCGGACTTGGAGGGGGCCCTGGAGGAAGGTGTTCATGATCCCATACTGCCTTCCAGTATACGATGTAGTTCCGTGCATCATTTTCATCAACAAATGCTGCCCAAGTTACTGCATTCCCACTGTCATCTTGAATGAGCCATGCATCTTCAGGAATATCACCATCATGGGATTCATCATATCCATCCGGCAGGTCATCCATATCTCCACTATATTCTAGACTCTCCCATGTACTAGGGTCTAAGTTAGGGTCAGAATCAACATTATCGCCAGGCCGAATGAGGTCTGACATTCTCGTAATCTCATCGCCATCCTCTTCATAATCATATATTTTAAGTGAGACTGGAGCAGGCATTACCATGGCAGATTATGACATCGGATAATGCTTAAGTTGTTGTATATATGATATTCTGACTGTTTCTTACAGATGGTTAATGGTATAGATGGCGTACTGATGGTTAATCCCGGTGCAGTAGGAGGGGAGTTCTGGTATCTATCCGCTGAACCACATAATGACCCCAGATTTAATACACCTAGACTGATCGGCAACTATACTGATGGATTTCAGGTTAGTGTAGAACCTGCCTTTATGACTGTTGAGAACTCTATCGGTTATAGTTCGGGAAGTGTTAGAAGTAACGTTAACCATTCGTTTATCGCCTCTACGGGATTCTTGTACTCATCAAAAGACTGGACGGATGTAGAGATGACAGGATATTTTGACTGTCGCAGCGTAGAGAATAAGAATGCACGTATTCAGATCTTTGCTAGAAGTGCAGAGATTCCAGGTTCTAGACAATGGTGCCCTGGGTCGTTTTACATGGGAGAGTTAGCAATGGATGGTCAGTTTCGTTGGGTTAAATCACAATATTGGCTTTCAGCATTTCAGAAAGATTGGATATCTGCCAATGAGGTTGGATTAGGTTCAGATCTTACCCAGAGACCATCGGGGTGGTTTGGCATAAAGATTGTGATAAATAATGTCGATATAGGAGATGGACGATTAGGCGTAAAACTTCAACTCTATGTGGATAGAAATAATACTAATACATGGCTTCTTGTTGGAGCAGCAGATCTTGTGGATAGTGGAGGTTGGGGTTCGGATGGTATACCCTGCGGAGGTAAAGAAGACCAGATAATAACATGGGGTGGGCCTCTGGCAACATTCCGAATAGAAGGAGATGTGGGTATTGTATTCAACAAGTTATCTGTTAGGGAAGTAGATGTAGGGGGTAACTTTCCCATTCCAGAGCCCACACGCCAACCAGACGTAGCAAGTGCTGGAACATTTCAAAGAGTTATTGGTCTGGTGACATTTAGATACAGAGTTGGTATTTCTGTAGTACCGACTTGCGTTGGAGAGATACCCGGTGATCCTGATCCACCTCCACCAGTACCCCCGCCTGGTACTATAACAGTGGATATGAGTTTAGCCCATAGATATGATATCAACAGTCAATCAACTTCAACTGTTATAATAGAAGAGTTCCCGTCAAGTACCTAAGTATCTAAGTATCAGGACTAGCAAATCTAACCCTATACTCTGAGGTATTACTCTGTTGGTTAGGGGTATTAGCCGGGATATTGTTCTGAAGCCAGATAGGAACAAATGAACCAGCAGTAAGGGTGGGTAGACTGATTGCAGTTTCAAAAGATAAGGGGTTCTCAAATGACACTCCTGTTGGTGCTGTTTGGTCTCCGCCAGGCCCATTAACAAACATTCCACCGCATATGTCGAAATCTGCTAGATTGCTCCATTGACCACCTTTATAATGCACTTCATGCATACCTGCAATCGGAGAACCTGCTGCCCTATAGACTGCTACCTCATTGACATCAGTACCAGCGGTATATTCTATAGTAAAGATATCCTCAACATGTACCCTTCCAGTATTTGCTGGATCACTGAAAGAATATAGTGTGGGATCAGTAGAAGAGATAGTCGATACATCTATACTGCCAAAGTCTGAGTCTATTTGATCATCAGTTCTTCCACGTTGGCGAACGTTTAAAGTTCCTGTTGGAGTTCCGATCTTCTTTAACCAGAGTTCTAGTTTAGTTATAGTCTTATCGTAAACGGGAGCAGTTTGAGATGCAACGTATAACCCTATACGCTTTCTGATATGATCAAGAGTTGAGAAGGATGTCGATAAGGGAACCTGATATACAGAGTTGTGAGTACTTGTAAGAAGTGGATCGTGACCATTAGCAGCAACTCCAGAATAGCCTATTCTTATATTATCCTGACCTGGAGTTTCACTGGACTGCCATAACCTTATGTTAGATGCTGTTTGTGAGCCATGCGTATTTTTTAGGTACATACAGAAATATCTGGCTGTTCCATTCGCTGCTTCCTGATTAGTAACATCTCCGAATATACTGTTATCAATAGTAACACCTCCGGATATGGTCTGGGCAGGAACCTGGACAGAACTTATCATGCCACCCTGTGGCCCACCGGGACCACTCTTAGCAGCACTTCCGCTATAATACCATTTTAAATCAGTGGATAGGATTACCATTTTTTACTACTACCTATCTATCTCCCAGCAGCAGACCGTACAACCGAAATATCTCCAGGTTCTATTTCTCTGGCTCCTTCTAATGATGCACTGGTCTGTAATGGTATTCGCGATTCACATATCAATCGGGCAGCCCTAGGCTCAGATACAGAATCTTCAGGGATTACTCGTCGAACGCAGATATACAGAGTGCCACCATTTGCGGGAATATTAGGGCCTATACTAAGAGTAGTTTCATATGATTCGGTTGATTTTGTGAAGGGCATCGGAACATCGATTTCAGGACCAATCTCTTCCTCGATAGGTCTATCCTCTTCAGTTGGTAGAATAGAAACAGGTGCCGATACTGAAAGTTTTGAGAACTCTATGTCAATATTATCATCTTTAGGCAGAAAATAGAAGTGAGGTTCCCTGATGATTTCTGTGGATATATTGCGGCATGTAATCCATCTATATTCAGTTTTGCCAGCGGATTGTTCAGTACTTGAAACTGGATCAAAGAGATTATCCATTTGACCAGATATGATCGTGGCAGCCCTCTGACCTCCAAGAGAGAGAAAGGGATTGGTGTTTGTTACACCGACAATCCCTCCTGTAAGAGACCAGGTGATTGCATTGGTTATTGGTGTTGGTTCTGCTACTGCCATTTACCTATTCTCACCATTCTAGTATCTGATTCATAACCGCTACGCTTTTTTATATGGTCAGGTATAATTCTGTTGGATTTCTCTCCAAGCATACTGTTTGCCTCTGTTAGTTGTGCCTTCGACAGGGGCAGATAGTATTCCTCCTTAAAGTTATCCTGCAGGCTCGGATAATCCTTTTTATCTATTAAAACAAGCGGATGCTTCAGGGGAATACCCTTAGAGGCAGACTGAAGATCTAACTTGACTGGCTTCCGTCTGCTCTCTATTATCATAGAGCCAAATCGACGTACCACATATTCTTCGAGTTGCTCTTTTGTCCGTCTGTATAAAGGGTATGGATAATCATCAAAACATGTGAATGTTGCAGTGCATTCGTTGTTCTCTGCATTCCACTTCTCCAGGTGTGCATTAAAACCTGGTTCTATTACTAACAGGTTCTTGGCATACCACTTTGCTATTTTTAGTCTGACGGTTATGGAATGTTCAGTCATTCAGGTGTATATACCTCACAGGCATCTGATGTTCCATTATAGCATAACTGGCAGATCGTGCCCCACATATCTCCATCCCAAAATGTTTCATGGTACTTTATGGAATGACGGCAGTTTTTACAAGGGGTATTACTAATCGAATGCATTAGGCCAGATAGTTGGAGGTGTTATATGTATAACCAATGAAAATAGTTTGTATTGCTTGGCTACACCCTCGTTTGTTTTGTAACCCAGATTGAAGGGCTTTGTTGATCCTATGACACCAGAGGTAGGGACATGAGTAGTCTTTATTGAGAAAGTTTCTGCACCTGCCACACTTCTGTACATCTTTACATTCTGCGCAGGAGTATGTACAAATAAGAATCCTCTAGGAGTAGTCTGTTGTACTGCTTCGCTTGTAGGTTCTATGGACCATGTAGTGCCATCGCCTGTATACAGATTATAGTTTCGTGCATTACCGATACTATCGCATGCCTCTACCCCATATCGTCTATCGATAGGTGCTACCAAATGAACCTGTTCGACTCCCAAGCCATATTTTATTGTCATGCGGCTGCCAGAGGTAGCATATCCCCAGATTCCAAAGACAGAAGGAACATTAAGAGCAATCTGACCTCCTTGTAATGTTCCAATAGAATATCCATCTGTTACTGCTTCGACAGAGAAATCTACATTAAGACCTGTGTTAAGGATATCACTGGTGCCTGTTATAGTCTTCTTGAACATTTCTTTGTTAGGCCAGAAGCCATGGAATGATTCAGTATCATGAACGTTCACCCTAACAATATCTCTATAACGACCTCCGGCTACATCAGTTCCAGCATTATGTAAATGGATAAACTGAGTATCGGCTATCCATCCTGTGTTACTCTCATTACGAAAGTATGTTCTGTTAGGTGAGAATATGCCATTTGTTGCGGTGCCAATACATCGCACTAACTGACCTGGATATGTGATTTGTAAAGATTGTAGAAAGTTTGCATCTGCGGCTAGTACTGTTTTAGCATTAAGTTTGGACTGGGAAATATTGTACTGCTCCCCAGAAAACGGATAACTGATATCCTGAGGAAATGTCTGAGACATTATCAGATTACCTCTTTAAGACTGACTAAAAGGTATTGTGTCAAATCCCTGGTCTGAAAAGCCTCTTGGGTCAAAGCCTCCTCCTTGTACTGTGCCCTGCTGTGTTAGGAATAGAACATCATACCCTAACTCATCATATCCTATAGGGTCAAAGCCTGAGAATCCTTGAACTCCTGGGTCGAAAGGAGAGACTTCATAACCCTCTTCTTCAAAGCCATCGGAATCATAACCCGCAAGAACTGAGGGATCTATGATTAATGTAGACCCTGCAAGTGCGGGACTCCCTATGGGCATTTCAGTGGTCGTTATCTTGTTGATGTATAGATTCGCTATCTGTGGAAATGTCAAGATGTAAGGTGAATAGAAACGAACTTGTTGGATTCCGCCTTTCCATTTGAACCAGAAAGGTACTATTGGTAGATTCTGGGGATATGAGAATGCTGTTCCAATATGCAGTTGTTTCAATGTACCACCATCAATCATGGGTAAATGATCAGTAGTATGTAGTGCATAGAACTGATTATCTACAGATATCTCCATACGGGGCGCGACAAGAACAGGGGTATAATCAGGTTCTTGTTCATCTCCTGCACCTATAACATCACCTGGGTCTAAGACATCCTGGGGTGGGATACTACGTTTGTTTATTGAATCAACAGTGACGGCGATATCATAAGGAAATGGAGGAATAGAAGGAACAATGACATTAGCAAGAGTTTCTACAGTATATTTTAGACCCTGAGAAGCCAGTGTGAATCTTATTTTGCCATCGGGTGTTACCGCTAATGCATAGCCATTACCAACAGAACCAGTATCGATGGCTCCTAGTTGAGTATCAGAGTTTGCTGTTGTATCTGATTTACAAAGGATTGTTCTATACTTTGTACCACCACTACCATCAGATGGAGCAATATCTTCTGGATATATACGACATGTAATACTAAACTGAGGTGAAAGGGATAGACGTAAGGCAGCAAAGTCTGCAACCCTCATAGAGAACTTTTCGCCATCAAAGTGACAGTATAGCGATGTACCAAAACCATCATCAATGCCTTCTTTTATTACAACATTGCCAAGCCAACGCCCGTGATTACCTTTCCCTGATGCATCTATAGAATAACGTCCGTTATGATTCAGGTTCCACATTCCAACCAGAAACTTGCCATCAGGTTCGAATGGCATATAGAAAGCGGTACTGATGGGCTTTGTTTTGTGTTGAACAAATGGATCAGTATAGATTAGTTTGCTGTAAGAGGTTCTAAGTTTCACCTTAAAATCGGGATTATCTACGGGATTCTGTTGTGCCTGTGAACGCTGGAACTCTCTGACTAAGTCCTTGAATCTACCTTGGGCTGTACTATTCTTGCGAATCTGCCTAAAACTTGTACTCATCTAGACTACACTGGTAGTATATGTTGAATGTGTAACAGTAAAGAAGTCTACGTTCTGCACATGTACCAATCCCTTGCCTGGAGGGAATACAACTCTACACCAGAGCATTTGGTTAATACTCGGTGCGGGAAGGTCAACTGCCCCGAACTCCCAATATGTGTTGGAGGTCAGTCCCGGCGTCCATAAAGCACTATGCTTGATAATGGCCCCGCTGGCAGATGCATAACCTGATAATCTTAAGTTGATTCGATTAACTTCATTTGATAAGAATACATCTGAATCAGTTACCGGGATTTGTGATATACCGATAGCCCCATAATCAAAACGGTTGCCTGCTTCACCGGCTATAAGTTCGGCTGCTCTAGTACGACCAGCATTTAGTATCCTATCTTCTTTAACAATATGGTCAATAGGTTCTACCTTTCTTGTTGGGTCTTCATCAAAGAAGGCTGTTTGGTCATTGTCTGCACGTTCTAGGAGATGTTCAAACCTTCTAATACTTTCTCTTTTCTCATTAAACTCATGAAGTTTATCCAATAGTTTGATTAAATCATATACTTTCTTTACTCTTTGATAATCTGACTGGTCCCATGAATGGGCGTGAGTAACATCATAGTATTGTAGGCCTTCAGTTACATTTACCTCAGTTCCTTTTATAGTCTTAGACAAAGCCTTCCTCCAGTTTGAAGTCATAATGTCCTACGAGGCTGATATCCGCGGTGAGGGCACCCAGTTGATTATCGGTACCACCTCCGAACTGATATACCACATTGGATATCTCAGCCATTGCCCCCTCTGTTGAAGATGCGGGACCGGATAGCTCATCTTCAATCCTAACGATCATCCCTGGCATGTACAAAGTTTGAGGTATTGTCACACTGTTAGTATTATAAGTCACTTTAGGCAGACAGCGCATGCTTACTATTTCACCTAATGCTTTTGTTGCTGCTATGGTGTTGGTAGTCCATGATAAATCTATAAGATCTTCAACTACGCCATACCTTTCTTGAGATTCTACATCTTCTCCGACAATAATATGTGTAAATGAATCTAAGACAGAGAAAGCAAAGTTATACGAGTTTTGACTGGTTACTTCCCAACCTGAGTTGTTGTTATGGTCTGACCTCCAGGGAGTACCCGGTATGTTGGCTCTTCTAGCGATTGTTCCATTTAGTGTTGGATCCGGGTTGAAGAACCATTGGACTGTATCAGGTACTCCAGGATTACCTCTTTCATATAGTATAATCCAGTGTGCCTTTCCTGGGTCGGGAGTTAACCTGAAGTTTAATCCTTGGAGAAACATTTGAGTTGGATTGTCATCAGGTATTGTTGCAAGAGGAATATCGAAGAGTGCAACTACTGGCCCGGTGGGACTATTATCACTATCCTGAACAATATGACCATGTAGAAACTTGGTGTTAACATTTACAGTACCCTGGCCAACTCTCGTAACTATAACTGCCAGATCTCTGAACCTGGCCGGTGATGCGGGTATTTTTTGTGCCAGATCCATATCTTGCAAGGTTTCAAACCCACCATATGTGCCGTCAGTTGAATCAGTTGATACTCCTTGTGTAACTCTGCTCTTGGCAAAGATTCGATTAGCAAATCCGGCTTCTTGTGACCAGTCCATCTCCCAATCAAAGTCATCCATGAAATATGCGGTATTCTCTGCACGATCTAATCCCTGTTCGGTGATATCATCCCACTTCTTCAGAGTAATAGAAGGAGTTCGAGATAATGGGAAAGTAAGATAGGGGTGATTATTATGGTCAATACCACCATCTGCCCCAATACCATCTAACATTGCGTTTAGACAGTGAGAAGCCTGGACATAGGGTTCATTAAGAGAAAGTACTGTATCGTTGACAATACTATTATCAAGGCTTGTTACATCCATAGGAGGATTGAACTGTTCGGCTATGGATATATCGTCTGTTACATAATTATCCCTGCCTGTTAGCAGTTCTTTGAATAGTTTACGTACTTCCATGGCTGGATCATCGAATAGTGGAAAATCTGAAGTAAGAAGACTCATCTTTGCGGTTCGTTGCATATTTACAAATCGTTCATTGAGTAGAGTACCAGAACCAACTCCTGTGACAGTATAATAGAGTTGATTCTTCTGTCGTTGTGGTCTAATCTTTGTTATGAAGCCATGTAAGAGATTTTTATAGGGTTCGTTCTGATATTTCTTGACTTTGAGTATTACAAAGCCCTTACGTCTTGCAGTTGTTAGTTGTTCGATGACTCTATCTGTATCCCAGACCTTGAAGTAAAAGGCTCCATGTTGGGATGTTCCCGGAGGTGTCACACTGGCTTCTACTACCGGGACATGATTGGCTACTCCTGTGCCCGATGGATTCCAGGATGAGAAACTGTGAACCTGTTCGGTCTGCAGTAGATCATACCATTCTAGGTCAAGACGAAGAGGCTCAAAATATTCCCTAACGTTTGTTACCGCTGGCGCATTAGCAAATACCTCACCGATATTAAACTCAGACGTAAGTTACTTTGGTCTGAAGGGAACTAATCTAAACTAAGGCATCACTTTCTTCAAACATGCGCTTGTTCACTACTCTGGCTATCTCTCTACCGTCTACCTGTATTATGATAGGGGTTTCACGCATCATTACGACTTCTTTCTGTTTGGGTCCTCCTTTAGTTTCGCCCTTTTCGCGTTCTTCATCCATACTTCTGCGCGCTTTAGTTGTTGCTTCTTTACCTAAGAGATCGCTAAGGCCTTTAACAGGTTGTCGGCCTGGAGTCTCTAAAGGAGTAACTGTGACTAACTCTCTATGTCCAAACTCTGATACACTGAGCGGTCCGACTCTTGTAGGAGAGTTAGTAACAAATGATCCCCCTCTCGCGGGTGGACCACCAGCACCACCACTAACAAATGATCCTCCCCTAGCAGCGCCTGGTCTACCTACTGTAACATATCTTGTTGTAATGGTAATGGTCTTTGACTTGAGAGCATTGATGGCACTAGCCAAAGATCGAGCTGCACTTTCTGCTTGTTTCATAGAACTGGTGATTTGAGACATGTTACTTCTAACTGCACTTGCAAAGGAAGCAACATGACTTGCTGCCTGATTTAGATTAGTCTGGACTTGTGTTGTGAAAGTACGCAGAGTGGTAGTCGCGAACTGTGCCATAACCTGACTGGCTCCAACGATATGCGTTGTTACTGCTGCTCTGAAACTAGCAAAGGCTGCCACTGCTCTTGACATATTTGCGGCTATTTGACTTGAGAAAGTGTTTAATGTTGTAGTCGCAAACTGTGCCATGAGTTGGCTTAGTGCAATGATATGTGCCCCTGCCTGAGTTCTGAATGTAAGAAAGGCTGCTGTTGCCTTTGTCAGATTTGTGGTTATGTCGGCAGCGAATGCCGTTATGAACGATACTGCAAAGGTATTCAACATTTGTCCTAAAGTAAGGATATGTTTTCCTGACTCTACTGCAAAGGTTTGAAACGCTGTAACCGCAGGGATTAGACCATTATTCTGAATATCTGTTAACCATGCAGGCATGAATATAGCAGCAAAATCGTTTAATACCTGTCCGAGTAGGAATATAGCCCCTCCGGCTTCAACTAATCTCGTTTGGAATGCAACAACGACCTGTGTAAGGACTGCCAATATTTGGTTATACCAAAGAGGCATAACCTGAGTGCTGAATAGGGCTATATTTTGGCCGAATAATAAAAGTGCTTGTGAAATGACTGTTATATTCTGTGTCCACGCAACATTCCAATTTGCGAGTAGTGAAATGGAATCCAAGACAAATGCAGCAATAACATTCTTCATTGCTACCATCTCAGTAGCCCATAGAGTCTTTGCATTTGTTGCTGCTGTTCCTGTTCCAAGTATGCTGTTAGCAAGTTGTGTTAGGGGATCTTGGGCTTCAGTACTTATATTATTAAGATTAGCGATTACCTCACCCTTAGCGTTCTTAACCTCTCCAGTCATAGTATTAACTGAACCTCCTGCTGCTTCGACTGCCGATATTAGTGCCTGCATTCCTCCAGGGGTCTGAGCAACTGAATGCATTAAAGCATTGATCTCGGCTGTTGCTCCTTGCATTCCTCCCTCAAGATTTGAGGATGAGGCCAATAACGTAGCCATATGACCAGTTAGTGCCGGCAGACCGTCGCCAGGAGTCCATGCAGCTATAGCATCGAGGGCTCTTTGCATGGGGGCAAATTTCTCTGGGGCCTTCATTGCTGCTTCATCCACTTTTTGCCGTAAGTTTGATAGGGCATCCTGTGCTGCCTGGGTTTGTATTGCGACAGTTAGAGGAGCGCCACGTAACATTGAAGCCAATACTTCAACACCTCCCTGAATCTCTTTTGTGGCTTGATCCAGGTTATGTTCAAGTTGAAGTTTGGCGATCATAGGCTCCGAAAACTGTTGGCCCACCTCTTGTTGCAGTTTATCTATGTTTTCCATAAATGCATCTTTACCGTCTTCTCCGGCCTTGCCGAGTTTTTCGATTACATTTTGACCCAATTTATCGAGTCCGTCAACAACTCCCTGCATAGCATCAGGCACTGCATTGAAAGCCTCAACAATGGTCTGTATTTGTTTGACTGACATTGTGGCCATATCTTCAAATGCAAGCCCTACGTCGGCACCTGCTTGTACTACGGTCTCCCTAAATCCTGCTGCCTCTCCTTTTGCTTCTTGCATCCCACTCTGCCATTCTAATGCTTTGGCTTTACCTTCAGCCAGTCCTGCATTGAACTGGGCCAGTGCAATCTCGGTACTATTCAACTCCTCAGTAAGTGCTTTAATCTTGCCAATGTTCTCTCCATATCCTAAAGCAAGTTCCAGAAGTGCTTGTTTTTGTTCTACATATCCTTTCCCAATGGCAACCGTAGCAGCCTGGGCTGCAATAGTTGCATCACTATATGCGGAAATCTGTCCCACTAGATTAACAATCTCTGAGGCTTGTTCTAGTATTGCAGTCTTTGTTTGTTGCAAACCAGTGGCAAAGTCTAGTGCGAACTGTGCACCACTGGTCATTAGAACGTTCATGGCCGCATAAGCGCCTTGTGCTTCCGATAATGCTTGTACTTGTTCTACAAAAGCAAGACCTACATCTACGACACCCTGACGAAATGAGGTCTGTTGGAGGGTTCCATTGGCTATTTGTTGGGAATAAGTTTGAAGGGCCCCAGCTGAGTTTGCGATTGCTGCCTGTTGTTCAATGAGTTCCATCTTTGCATTAGCAGCACCCAGAGCGAACTCGGTGGTCATTCTATTGGCGAGATTGTTGCCTTGAGCATAGAAATCAAGGGCTCCTTTAACATTCTGAAGTTCTCCAAATAGATTGACGAGTTCGGCGGCCGCATCTAACTGACCTTGCTTAAATGATTCTGTTGCAAAGGTACCATTCTGTAATCCGGCTACAAGAGATGTCAGTTCCTCTTCTGCTGAAACATTGGCAGCAGTCAGTTTACCCATAGCCGTCTCTGCTTGTTCTGCTGCTGCGGCTACTTCCTCAGTTGCAACAGAAGTCGTTTTTAGTTTCGCAGAAGCATCTACTGAAGTTGTACCTACAATACCAATAGTTTCACCTAAGGCTTGTAGAAGATTCTTCTTCTCATCAAAGACTTTCTTATCAAATGCCTTGTTAAAGTCCTGAAAGGGCTGTACTAGTCCTTCCTGTATTCCTTTTCTTACGCCTTCCCAGACATTAGTAAACACTTCCCCAATCCTTTGAGGAAGGGAGGCAATAGTCTGTGGAAGATTTAACAGAGGTTTAACTATGAACTGATCTATTAGACCGGTGAATGTATTCCAGCCTTTTGTTAAAGTCTCTAGGATTAGGTTTGCTAAGCCTGAAATACCGCCGGGAAGGTTGAGAAGGGGTTGTATTATGAACTGGTCAACTAGTCCAGTGAAGGTGTCCCATCCTGCAGTTATTGTATCAAGAATCTCTTGACCTAGACTTGCAACCTGTCCGGGAATAGCCAACAGAGGTTGGACAATCCAGCTATTGATAGAGGAGGTTAAAAGATTCCAACCTTTTGTTATTGCAGTAAGTATTGTATTTCCCAGTGCGGATAACTGTTGGGGAATATTAAGAAGCGGAGTTACAATCCATTGTTTAACTAATCCTGCTACTCCGTTCCAGCCCTTGCCTATTGCTGTAACTATCTGATTGCCTATACTACCTAATGCCTGGGGAATCTGAGTGATAGGAGTAACAATCCATTGTTTGATAAGATTAGTGAAGGCGTTCCATCCTGCAGAGATAGCGGTAACGATCTGTCCTCCGATATTGCCAAGAGTACCAGGGATTGCAACAATAGGTGCAATGATCCATTGTTGAACCAGACTCGTGAAAGTGTTCCATCCGGCAATAATAGTATCAAGAATCAACTTACCCAGGTTACTGAGTTGGCCCGGTATTGCCAGAATGGGATTAACAATGTTGTTAATAACAAAACCTCCTATTGCTAATAAGGCACTATCAACCGCTGATGCTACAGTATCAAAGACTGTTTGTATCTGCGCTCCTAATGCTTCTAATCCTGCCATTATTGCCTGAGCAATGGGATGTGACATTATTGTTTCAATAAGGGCGGCCCATGCCTCCCCGTGGGTTCCTAACTGTGCAGTCTGTACTTTACTTGCTTCTGTGACATCGTTCCATGCATCTGCGGCTGTTCTACCGTTATCTTCTGCGATACCCAGTCCTTCAGCCACATCGCGTATACCTTCACCTAGAAACCCTAAAACAGGACTTGATTCGCCTGCAGCCTTACCGACAGCATCTAACGCGTCCCTTGAACCAAAAGCATTAGTAGAAATAACAGCCAGAGCAATGCCAACACCCACCATTGCAATAGTTCCAGCGATGGCTGCTTTACCAAAGCCACCCATAGACTTTGAGCCATTATCTACGTTAGTATTGAACTTGCCAACCTTACCATAGCCCTGGTCAAACTGAATGTTTAGGTCAGTTACCGCTCCTTTTAACAAGTCAGAAGTCTGGCCTGCGGAACCTATTGTTTGAGAGAGCCCACTGATTGCACCTATGATTGTTGTAATCGAACCACCTAACCCAACAAAAGCAGTGATTATTCCTTCATTGGCTTGAGTTGCCTTTCTCATCTTACCTTCCAGAGTACCGACTGCTTGACCAGTCTTGTCTATCGTTGGACCTAGTTGTGATATGATTTGATTACCTGTTAAGGTAGTAGAAGAGAGTCCTTCTTGGGCTGCTCTTAGTTCGGCTAATGCTGCTTTGAACTGAGGCCCGCTCCGTATTCCAGCGTCCCATAAAGCATTAAGATTGGCTTGTGCGGCTGCTAATCTCTCGGTACCAGAAATATTGTTCTCTGTATCTGTAAGAATCTTATTGATTGCCTTATTGAGTGAATTATAGGCAGTTGTTACTTTTGTTGTTGCTTTCTCTACATTTAGTGAAGCAGTAGCGGCACGGGCCTGAGAATCCCTTACTGCTGTCATTGAAGAGAAGAGAGTCATTGCCCCACCCGTTAGAGTGGTTATGCCAGTGCCAAGTTGAGCAAAAGAACCTTTTAATGAATCGCTCTGGCCTCCTGCCTCTTCTGTTGAGGTAGCAACATCCTCCATCGCGGTATTTGTTTCATCAAGGGAGGTGTTCATGGTATCGGCTTCTGGAGCAACATCGGCTAATGCGGTACCAAAACTTACTGTAGAATCTGAAGTGGTATCTGTTGCTTTCCCTACATCTTCTAGAACCGGAGCCATCTCACCGGCTACACTAGTAGTATCCGCTAATGCAGTATTGGTATCCTCTGTTGCAGTAGTAAGATCTGCTTCTGCTGTTGCTGTATCGGTAACAGCCGGAACTAGGTCGGTAAATGCTGTACCTGTATCAACTGTTACGGTTGATAGGTCAGTCATTGCTGTACCTGTGTCTGTTGATGCAGTACTGAGGTCTGCCATTGCTGTACCTCCGTCTCCTGCGGCGGTACCTAAATCGGTTAGACTTGTACCTGCCTCACTGGATGCACTACCTAACTCGCCCATGCTTGCAGATGCATCTGTAACAAAACCTCCTGTTTCGGATATCGTGCCGTTGAGTGTTTCAGTAGAACCAGCAAACTCTTCCATGCCACCGGCGGCACCTCCAACGGCGCCTTCTACCTCACCCATTGAACCACCGAGTTGTTCCATGCCTGAAGCCACTCCACCAATAGGCTGCTCTATTTTACTAATAGCATTAGCGAATGTCTCCATATTTGAGGCACTATTCATTAATGCCGCATCTAGAGCAGCGGCGGCACTAGCAAGTTGGTCAAATGGCGCAGCATTGAAACCGGATAGTGTGAGGGTTACACTGATGGGGAAACTACTCATTTCTTGTTGTTATCACCCTCCTCCATACTGTCTGGCCAATATACCCCATTCCAGTTCTACAGTACGAGCAAAGAATGGCGGCCACTTATGTGCTACCTGTATAGCACCTGCCCAATAACCTCGTCTATTATTTACTACATTCGCATATGGTGCAAACTGGCCTAGAGTCTGTTCTGAAGTTCCTCTGCGGACAACAGTCGACCTTAACAGCCTTCCAGTAACGACAGGAGTATCACCTTCTAATCTCTGTCTTGCTTCTTCCATAATAGGAGTCATGGTACGCTGTGCAAGATCCGTGGGTATCTTCTTGCCAAACTCCTGTAAAGCAGTAGGTAATCCTTGTAGTCCCTTAATGGTCATTACTGGCATGATGGAATATGCTATCTATTCTTGTGGATCAGGTATGTTATATCTAGTACCGCTCCGGCTAACTCCGGATTTCCTTGAAGCCCTCTGCCTTTCCTTCTCAGCAGTCATTCTTTCTCTTTCTTTTCTTAACTCGATAAACTTCTCGTAAACTATGAGATCTTCTTGAAGAGGTTCGCCCGTTCCGTCAAGTTCCCACCACCAGATGCCAAACACATTATGAAGATGATAGTGTTCTAAGCATCTCTGTTCTATCGGTGTTAGGCTGTACCCGGCGAGTGACCCGGCAAGGACGAGGGCTTTGAGAGCCGTAAATTTGCCGAGCCGTATATCTGTTTGTGGTCACAGGCCCTGAGTAGATCATCAATGTCTTCGTTCATGACCTCATCATAGAAGTCTTTGCCCTTATGGAAGTACATCTGAAATGCAAATAGATCAGATTCTTGTTTCTTCTTCGATAAACGGGTACCTATATCAGTAGAAATATCTTGATAGAACTTCATGTTACCCTGTATCTCTTCTAACTGGGCTCTTGATGGATCTTCTCTGTTTGTGACCATAGCACGTGGTTTATTCCTTGAAAAGATTCTTAATCTTAAACTCTCTTGTTGTTCTGCTAGTTGTTGTGTTAACACTTGTAGTTGTCTCTGAAGATCTTCTACTTCAGAGTTCTCCATTCGCCTTTTCTCCCATGCCTTTTTGGTAATGGCATAGTATTGAATCTGGGTTGGTTCAAAAACAGGATAAGGATCACTTTCTTTTGATACATTTATTCTAACATTATATGTTGAGTATCTTGATAGATTAGCGGTACGGGCTTGTTGTTTGTCAGTGATTGCTCCAAGATATTTGTTCCAGGCTTCCATAGGAAAGCCGCCATAGTCATTAGGATCAAACTCCTCTTCTCCCTCTTGCATGAGGGCACCTGTCTCAGTTGTCTTGAGTCTTTTCTTCTCTTCTACTTCTACTTTCGTATCCTCTTCAGGATTAAGATTAACTAAATCCTCTTCTGTAGACAATAAAAATAGTAGGTGTTATGCTACTATGTATCTGTTATTACTAGATCACCAGATGCTTGTCCGGATAGTTCTTCAATCCAGAAGTCTGTACTTGTTGCATCTTTGTTCTGGACATAACCTTCAAACTGCACACCGGTGAACAATAGTTTCTTATTTGTAAAGAAGGTATACTCTACATCTCTAGGGGTATAGTTACGAACATCTCCTATGATAACATTGTCGGCTTTGACTAGAGTGTTGAACTCTACTGTCATATTTCTCTGCATTGATTTTCTAAACTTGAAAGTGCTTTGTCCTAACGGTGTATAGTTCATCATCCCCAGGTCTACGTTAAATGAAAAGGAAGTTGAATCATAAGGAACTCCGTTAACCTCCAATGGATCTGCTCCACCCGATATGCCGGTGAATGGATTGGTGGCAGTAGGGTTAGGTGCGTAGTTTGGAGCACCGCTAGACCATGTAGGTTCTGCTACCCAACCAGTGACATCTTTACATTCAAACGGTAGTGTAAAAGTACATCCACCGTCTCTGGTTATCTCTCCTGAACAACCTCCAAACTTGACTCCAGTAAATATCTTGAACTTTTCAATACCCTCTATAAGCGCAGACATCAATATAGAAATAGAAACACCAGAAGTACCATTAGGTGCGACCATTGTTGGGTCAGGAGGTGTAACGGTTGGTGCTACTGGTTTCTTCATACCATAACCGGCAAACTTGAAATCAAAGGGTTTGTATGTGATTTCGCTGCTAATGGTTTCACCGAGTTTTAACTGTCTCTCAACATCATATGATCCGAGCATTCTAAGTTTATCATTCTCAATAGCAATATCCTCACCCAAGGTCATCCCCCATCCGACACTCCTGAATGTAATAGGCCCAGGTGTTGGTGTAACTCCGTTATTCAGTGGTAAAGTACCTTCTACTTTCTCTTCTACGAACTGCGGTCGTTTTACTACGTCGACCTGCGCTGATGGAATAAACGACATGTATGTTAAGTGGAAAGGCTCGGTTGAGCACTTTGAGAACTATTAAAAAGTGATAGTTCCTTAGTGCATACTCTTAGCAGTTTTCGATTAGTAATAAAATATGAGCGTTATCGATGGAGGAAGTTTCAAGTGCTATCAACACGACCAGACATTTGAGACTGTAGACCCCAATGCTTGGGCGGAACATATGAAAGAAGGACATACAGAATCAGGCATGTCGGCATGTGTTGTTTGTGGCAATCCAACAGAGTACAAAAATAAACCAGTAGGAAAAAAGGCTGTTTGTGACAACTGTAAGGAAGATTTGAAATGAGCCACATTACCATGACAAGAGCAAGAAATGTAAAGGATGAGGTCAGCCCAAAAGGGATTCATGGATATATTACAGTTCAAGTCTATCGTCATTTAGAAGATAGATGGGAAGTTATCGACCAGTACCATCCTAACTTACTTACTACCGATGGTAGGGACTTTTATCATCAACAAGTCCTAATCAATACAGCAGCAGGTACAAGAGGTAGTAATTGTATTGCGGTATCTACTGATGCTACTGCTCCCGCAGCCGGTGATACAACACTTACAGGCGAGATTTCAACTAATGGTCTTGCAAGGATTCAGGCTACTAATATTACTCATGGCGATAACACGAATAGTTCAACTATCGAACATGAGTGGACTGCTTCAGGAACTCATACCAATGTTCAGAAATGTGCCCTATTCAATAATACTTCTGGAGGAACCATGACACATGAAGGTACATTTACCGCTGCTTCACTAATATCTGGAGATAAGTTGAAAGTCACGTATGTCATAAACATTGGTTAGACATATGGATGACAATAATCATAAACACTTGGAGTCCTGATACCTGTTCGTGTATTTTACATTTTTCGTGGGATGATTCTGTACCTCCAGAAGAGAGGGTGCATACTTTCTTTGCTGCAGAAAGGGTTTGTGCAGACCATGCTATTCTAGTCGAAGAACAACAACAGATTGCACCAACAGCAATAACAGCCAAGAAGAGAGCAGCGGATGATAAACTCAATGTAGTAAAGAATGTACTAAAGGATAATCGTATCAATGTTACAAGGGCTTTGTCTCTTACTGATGAAGTCTCAGGGGCAGATGGTGGACACAAAGAGTTGGTTGCACCTGTAAAGAATGTTGATGAAGCGAAGGTGTTTGCTCAACTACAGAAGCATGAGGAGGAAGTAACTGAAAGATTCCAGGCTATACTATCAACGCCATTTGCAGAAGCAGAGTATGTTTATGATTGTGTCTTAGATGAAAACAGGAAAAAGAATAATGCTATAGACGAGGTTACAAAGGCATCAGGCAAACAGGACTTGAAGCCAGAGTGGCATTGGAAGGGTGATGCACCTAATCGTATTCTTGAAGTAGGTTTCAAAGATGATACTGATAAGGATGTTGTATTATCCAAAAAGGAGCAAGATGCTCTAGATAAAAGGTTTGGATTTGGCAAAGTAAAACTGCTTTAGTCCATGACTAAAACTATCTTCAAAGCCGGAGGGGTAGGAACTTCTAGCGCAGGTTCTGCTGCGTGTTTGGCACTGATTGGCGACGTTAACGCTAATAATAGTAATGATATAAACATGCAAAACCTGTTCAGAAGTGCAGGTACACTCTCAAAATACCGTGTTCACCTGGCTAGTAATAGTGTAAATGCTCCAGGTGTAACATTTAGAATAAGAAAGAATGCGGCTGATGGGAACTTAACAGTATCTTTTGCTGCGGGAGTAACAGGGGAAGCGATTGATTCTACGAATACGGACACGGTAACAGCCGGTGACAAGTTCAATAATAGATATGTCCCTGGAACTACAGGCACATTTCAAACCGTTGATACATCAGTATTGTTTGATGCTACAACCGCTACTGATACAGTTTCTAGGATGGGTCTTTTAGCCACACCGTATTCCACTGCTTCTGCATCTCGTTTTAACATATTTCATGGAGTTGTGAGTGGTAGCGTAACCACTGAAAGCAATGCAGTACAAATCAAAATGAAGAAAGCCGGGACATTGAAAAATCTTTGTTACAATATTACGACTAATGCCAGAAGCCAAGCATCTACGGCCAAGATACGCATCAATGCGGCTGATGGCATAACCGCATCAATCACTGGCAGTACCACAGGATTCTTTGAGCAGACAGGGTCAACGACTACAGTAGCAGTTAATGACCTTTGTAACTTTGGGGTAACATTAGGCACTGGTACGGGGAACTTGGTTGTAACAACACACGGAGTTGATTTCGTATCAACTGCTGACCAATGGATGTTATCTAGTGGTCGGTCTGGAGGTTTAGCACATAATGCTAATATTACTACCAGATGGGCATTGTATGGTGACTTTTTTGGGTTTGGCAATGATACATCTCCGGTTACAAAGATACAACAGGCTACTGTAACATTAAACACGGGTATAGTACATGTATCTGCAAATGCTAATACTCAGGCGTCTACAGCAGTATCCAGGATTAACGGGTCAACTAATGGCAACATCTCTATTAGTATAACGGCGTCTACCACAGGATATTTTGAAGATACATCACATACTGATTCGCTTACCAACGCTACCGATACCATACACGGATTCATAACAACAGGCAACGGGTCAGGCGCTATGACTATTCGAAGTGTATCGTTTTGGGCAACGGTTCCATCAACTGCCGGCACTCAGTATAATCGCTCTCCCTCTGCCGATAGTGTAACAGTATCAGATTCTTCTACTACAAGAATATTGACAGCGAACAGAGTGCCATCAGCAGAAAACCCAGCAATATCTGAGAATCTGAGTAGAACAACGCAGGCATTCCGAAGTCCTACAGCAGATACAATAACAGTATCAGATTCATCGTTAACAAGAACACGATCCACATCAAGGGCACCCAGTTCCGATTCAACCACGGTAATAGATGCGTCTCTAACTCGAATACTATCCTCCATAAGAGTACCCTCAGCCGATACCACATCAGTTGTGGAATCTTCTTTAACGAGGTCAAAGAGTGCCCTCCGAATACCATCTGCTGATAGTGTGACCGCACAAGATAGTTCGACTACTGCGGTTAAGACTATGACAAGAGTACCATCAAGTGATTCAACCACTGTTACAGATGCATCTCTAACTAGGATATTATCAAAAGCAAGGGCACCCGCAATCGACACAGTGACTCCTTCCGAGTCCTCTTTAACGAGGATGTTATCTGCATCAAGGAGTCCATCTGCGGATAGTGTCACTGCACAAGATTCATCTACTACGAAGAGCATAACTAGAGTACGTGGTTCAGGAGCAGATAGTGTTACAGTTGTTGACATTTCTGTAACACGTCTACTCCAGTTATTACGTAGTCCCTCTGCTGATGCTGTGAACCTCGCAGAGGACTTGAGTAGAATCTATTCAGCCCTCAGAATCCCCAGTGCAGATAGTATTACAACCGGTGAGAATGTAACAGGAGAAAAGACTACCGGTGCCCAAGTATATGAAAGATCTCCATCTGCTGATAATATTACCATTAGTGAAAGTTCTCTAACTCGCTTGTTAACTGCTGTTAGATTGCCAACCACGGACACTGTCAGCGTGGTTGAGTCTGCATTGTCTAGGCTGTTGCAGTTGTTCCGTGCGCCAAATACCGAGACTGTAACAACCAATGACAATGCAACTCGTTCTAGTACTTGGGTTAGAGCCACTGGTGCTGATAGTATTAGTGTTGCAGATGTTTCTGTGTCTCGCCTGTTGTCCGCCACTAGATTGCCATTAACGGAGACGATAACAACAGGCGAGAGTCTAAACAGAATGCTATCGCTAATAAGACTTCCATCTGTAGAAGTTATATCTACATCCGAGAATGTTAGCCGGATTCATACAACAGCAGGGCAGTTTAACAGAGCCCCTACTGCTGAGACAGTAACAGTTAGTGAGCCTAGTCTAAGCAGGATGTTACAGTTCATTCGGGTACCTACTGCGGATACTGTAAATCTTAATGAACAACTATCACGTATTAGATCATTGAGTCGCTTGCCATCAAGCGATTCAGTCGTCATTGTGGATTCGTCATTGCAACGGGCAGTGGTTCGCGTGAGGGGGCCACTGCCTGAAACTCCTGGCGTGGCAGAGGGTTCGCTAACCAGGGTCCTCTCTGCGCTCCGGAGTATTAGTGATACTACCGTAGTTTCAGAACTGCAAAGTCAGGTATCACATGCTCGTCGATTGGAAGAGACTGTTGCTGTGACTGAACCAGTGATTGAAAGGATTGTTACTGCGATTCGTGCCGTTACACCTGAAGATGTAGAGATAGATGAACAAGTATTTTATCAGGCATTACACATGTTTGTATTTGATTCTGTTACAGTTGCCGAACAACTCTTTAGTGAGAGACAGTCATTATCAGGTCCAGTGACTTACGCTACTCCGGACGAGGTTAGACCATTGCTTGGTAATATCGGGGGTCAGAGAACCAATGCACAGATAGAGATGGCTATTGATTCGGCATATGATGAGATTAACAGAAGGACCGGAAGGCAGCCACCCAATGAATGGAAAGATACAGAGAATGATTTCGGTATTGTAAAGAAGATATGCCGCTTTAAGGCTGCTTTGGAAATGGCTGTGGGTATCAAGGATTTTGAGGATAGAGAATGGATGCAGAAAGAAATAGAGGAGATGTTCAAGATTATTGAAGAGGGTGAAGGCGAAGGGGGTGCAGCAACAAGCACTGACTATGTCGGAAGTTCAGAGGATTCAACCTATGCACTTAACCCCGGCGGTATAATCTGGTCAATAAGATACCCTAACCTGAAGAAAGGTGCCAAGGGAGAGAACGATACAACAATAAACCCTAATACTTAGACATGCCCTGGCTACAATACCCTGACCCAGATGATACATTGGGTGACTGGTTCCGTTCACTATACACACCATGGCGTAACAACATACAACCAGATCCTACCATTGTCCCTGAAGAAAACGATATTGATTGGGATGAGTTCTGGGGTGGATTACGTAGTACATCATTCTTGGTTTATGAAGAGGTAACAGACCATAGGAATCTAGGCTTAGGTACCAGTCCGATTGAGTTTATCTCCACGAACATAGTCAGGGTTACGTACAGGCATATCACACAGGGTAAACCAGTGGTGATAAAGCAGATGCGAGAGTTTGTTACAAGGAGTATTCATGAAAACATTAGCCCGTTGCCAACGGCTTTAAGCAATGCCGGGATAGTGCAAGTGTATCTACCGGGAATAAGTTCAAGAATATACCGAGAGTCCAAGTCTGCTCAGGAAGACTTTTGGACTTTAGAGGTTAGAATAACCACCAAAGTTCTCAACAGTATTACTTAACATCTTAAGTATAGAAGATGTTTGAGCAGTTAATAATGCAGGTCGTTGGCAACGGGACAGCGACCGAGATAGCAGGCGATGCCTTCCTAACATCAATCAACTCTTTCATTGGAAGTATTACCGCTTTGATCATTGCCATATCAGGTATTGTTGTGGCTGTGATAACAAAGCGTAGCGAGGGAAGAACAAAGTCAAAACAGGAGGAGCAAGTGATAGGGGCAGCAGAAAGTATTCAGTTGGTTATGCAGAAGTTACGGGAACAACAGGCACAGATAGGAGCAGTTGGAAAGGCTACCCTTTCTTTGGCTACAACAGATGAACAACGTAAGAAGTTGGATGCAGAAGTAGCGCCCGTGGTAAATATGACCGGAGAAAGGATTGATGTGATAAATGAACAGATACCTGCCCTTAAGGAGATACTCGGTGTCAAGACGGCAAATGTGAATCAGAGAAAGATGCCGAGGGAATCGGATGCAACGTTGAAGGTGATTAATGATACAGTGGCAAAGCAGTCAAACCCCATTTAAGAGGGGGACGATGCTTGGGGGGCTATTAGCAGTTGCTTGCGTAGTTCCTCAGGGATCGTGATATTTTTGTTTGCCAATAGGACTTCAACGATCTGGCGTGCTGCTTGTGATGATTGGACTTCTACTTTTTGCATGATAAAGATGTCGTTTGTTAGTTGTTCTATGTTTCTGAGGATGGCGCTATTCTGTTCCGTTGCATTCTGTACTCCTTCAAGGATCTCATTGTTTTGTAGTTGGGCGTTCCGTACTCCTGTTAGTATTGCTTCGTTCTGCTGTCCCTGTATGAATGCCAAATAGATAAGGACAATCATCATTGCGACTACTCCTATTACCGAAAAGACTAGGAAAATCCCAACACCGAGCGATACGTGGGCATTATTGTTGTTATTATTATTATTATTATTACTCTTATTTTCGGCCATAAGAAGAACGACCTCCTCCTGCTTCCTTTAGGTCCTTGATTTTCTGTGCAAGATCAGATAGCATATGTTCATGTTTGACTAACTGACCTTTCAGTTCCTCTATTCGAATAAGGACATTGTTTAGTTCCTTGTGCTGTACTATTTCATCCTGCATCTTTTCAATGACATGTTTAACATTGTCTGCTCGTTGATCTATGAGTTTGTTCATCTGGTCTCGTTCCCTTCGGGCATCTTCGGACTGCTTCTTACGCAGCCAACGAAAGCCCTGGAATCCCAGGCCCATAACAGTTCCAACAGATATGACTAGGGCCAGATAAAAAACGGCTTGGTTGATAACAAAGTCAGAAGTTAGTTGTTCGGTACTCAGGGATTATTTCGATTTTATTCTCGGTTTCTCAACTTCTTGTGAAGTACCAATCTCCAGTTCTTCAAAGGTCCTATCTCTCCAGGCCAGATAGTTCTGGCATGCGACCCGTCGGCCACCTGTTCGCTTGATAGTATATTGAGTCCTGTGTCTTTGGGAAGCATCGTCTGCCATCGCATGAATCTTATCTGCTGCTTCCTTTGTGAAGGGGATTAAATACCCGGTTTCGATGTCGATGATAGGACCATTTACTATATCTTTGGTCGTCATATCTGCACCAAACTCTATCTTTGGCTGCGTACGGGGAATGGGATAGGTACCGACATTTGGCTTGTATGTTCCATGATACGCACCTATTGCATCATATTTTGTTTCTTGGATATCGTACTTTATGTACTGATTACCATCGTCTGCTAACTCACGAATCATAACCCGTACTACATTTCTGTTTCTAGCACTGTGAGGAGAGTTTGCTGTGACCTTGAGAATGTGATCATAGCGTGTATCATCTAGTGTATCATCGTATTCTTTTCCTATTGCGCTATAGGCGTCAATACCTTCTTGACATTTAAAGAATCCATTAGGCATGCTGTTATATTACTAAAAAGTAAAAAGAGGTTCGGCTATGTAAAGATAGCCACTATTGCGATAACAATCGCTGCGATTGATAGTCCAATCGCTATGCCGGGACTGCTCATCCCAGACAACTAGGCAGATACTCCGGTCAGTTCACGACCCCAGGTCGGCTTTCTAAGGTGTTGTTTGAACCAGTCTTTTTGTATTGTAATAGTTTGCTGCGGATTGTTGTTCTCAAACTGAGTAGTCTTACGCGGTCCCTGGATCATAACAAAGGCTCTATTATCAAAGATGAATGCTACATTAGCAGTTACATCCTCGTTTAGTATCCAGCGTGCGGCCCATGGAATACCTCTTGGGTTTGTAATCACATCGTTCTGTGATAGAGTGGATGCTGTTAGTGGCTGCAAAAAGCCCTGAGTCCATGTGTTGAGTTCATAGTCTAAGTAGACTTGTTCCTTTGATACGATCGTGTTAATGGATGCTCTCTTGTCTGCGTTTATGGTAGTCTTGATGGAGTTTAGTTGTTCTTGTGGTCTTGCAGTTGAGCGGAGGTCTGTTGCACCAATGGCACCCCAGTCCGAACCGGCTACATCTGCAAAGGTTGAAAGCATGGCCACTAGTCTTTCATGCTTCACCCGAACAAAGTCCTGTGCTATATGGTCGAGTATGAACTGAGTAATAGGCTGTGTATATTGTCTCATGTAGAACTCTTCTGTAAATCCGAGTCCGACACCTGACTTTTCTAGACCAATACGAGTCTCAGTAAATGCTCCCCATCCGGTCGTCTCGATTGGGTCATTCTCTTTGTATCCTGTCCTTACTGCTTTGGTAGTATCGTCGTATTCTGGATATATTACCCAGAGTTGGTCAGTATTAACTGTCTCAGTGATTTGAAGTAGGTTATACTTCTGTGCCACCAATAACTCATTGCGCAATAATGCAGTTTGTACTGTGGTTACTGTGATTGCTGGGAACTCTGTTGATGTGATGATACCTGCTGAATGTGCTCTTAGGGCTTCATCCTGCCATTCATCTGTATAGAAACCGTATTGTTGTTGGTCATAGTTTGCATGTCTTGCTTCTTGTGTTCCACCAGCACTTAGTGTAAGTAGTTTGAAGTACTGTTTAGTATCGATTACCTTTGGATATGCACCCCAGGGTATTTTGTTATCTGCGGTATATTCGCCCTGTGGCCTAAAGTTCGGGTCTTCTAAGTATACATAGCCATCCTTTGGATTGTGCAAGGCATTTGAGAGTTTGCGCTTTTCTTGCAGTTTGCGCTCTTGAGAAAATAACTCTTTAACATACTCTTGCTGCTGCTGTTGTTGTTGAGAATATAGATAAGACATTTTTATTATCTTAAGCCTCCACGAACTGGTCACCCATGAACTCTATAATGATTAGGTCGTTATCTGCTGCTGCCGGTAGTGCCATATTATCATGTTGCGTAATATTTCGGACGTATCTACCAACTATTGCATTTACTGAAGTACCGTTCCAGACCATAACCTCAGTAAGGGGTGCTGTTGAGCTAGGCATGACATACTCGCCTGGCGGTATTGCACCGTCTGCTGCTCTCTTTACGAATCCTCTAACAATGACTGAACAATGTGTATCTGATGCCGCTGCACCTCTTGTTGATGTGACAACACCAGTGATATTGTTAGTAGTTTGAGTAAGGAGATCTGTGTTACCGCAGAATCCAAATGGCCTGAGTGAGCCCGCTGCTGCTGGTTCCCAGTTATCGTTTGTTCTATTGAATGTAATCAAGTCACCATATGCCTGGCCAGCCGCGCTTTTCTTCTGTCCGGCTAACTGCTTAAAATCTCGCTCTGAACCTTCAGCGAGGCCATAGTTTGTTGACATCTACTATGCTGCACCCTCCAAAATCATTCTTTGTAGTTCCAACTGTTTCTGTACGTTAGACCTTACATTCTGGTTTTGGGAACTACCATAATCGGGCACATCATGTTGTTGTTGTTGTTGTTTTTCTACTGATGCGGATTTTGCTAAGATGGGATGCTCTTCTGTAAAGTGCTTTGCTTTCATAGCATCGCGCATTAGTTTGTAGTGATCTACTAGCCAGTCCAGATCGGCATCTAGGTTACTGTTAATGATACGTTCGACTTCTTTCTTATGAGCCTCTGCTGTTTTGAACAAGTCCGGCGGAACAATATTCTTTACAGTTAGGAAACGGTTCTGTGCTTCAATCTCGGCCTTCCATTTCATGAGCGTCTTGTTGTCTTTTGCCATTGCGGCTATGCGTTCATCGCTTGCTTTCTTCTCATTGTACAGACGTTGGATGAGATTATTGGCCTCTTCCAGTGTCTTTACTGTTGATGGTGGTGGTGGTAGTTGTTCAGGTTGTGGTTGTGGTTCTGGATTTGGTTCAGGTTGTGGTTGTGGCTCTGGTTGTGGTTCAGGTTGTGAGTCAGATGCTTTAGTTATACCAGGCGCATTAGTTGAGTATGTTACTGTTTCTGCGCTGCTCTTCGTCGGAGCAGTGCTTTCACTTTGAGACATTATGTTATGAGGTGGATTGCTTATTGAATCAACATGAGAACTACGAGATTCGATTAGATCTATTGTTGCCTGTTTGACACAGAAACCTAGATTCTCTTGCGATGCCGATCTAGTCTTGATAGTACATTCTTTTTCGGCGCCTAAACATTTGCCTCGGATACCTGCTTGTTGAAAGCCATACGCAGGAACATCTACAAGGGCAATATGAGATACAGTCCAATGGTCATACGTTGCTGACCTTTCTTCTTGGGGATAACGAAACGCATCTGATATAATCTGTGGTGAGGTCCATCCAGGAATACCTTTTCGATAAGTATCAGATTTGAGAATATTCTTTGCTTCCGGATCTGTAATCTCCAGAGTGAAGGCGTATCCCTTATTTCGCTTCTCCACGTTTCGAACTCGGCCGACGGCAAACTTTTCTTGCCAGTTGAAGTATTCTTCTGCTTTAGGGGAATGACCTAACTCTGCGGTAGCCTCATCTAATGTTGGATGAACGAAGTTGCCTGCCTGATGAGTGTGGAATCGATTGTTTGAGTCTTTGCGACATATGACAACAGGTTTGTTGATGGCTGTTTGGATGTTATTGGGTATTGATCCCTCGCTAACTCCCCATTTGTTAGCGTTGAAGCCAGAGACTACAGGATAATAAACCAGGAAGAGGCGATCTGACTGAGGATCGTACCGCCTCTCCGAGGGTGATGAGAAGTACTCGTCGTTCTCCATTATAACCCAAAATAGATAAAAGTTACGTTAGGAGAACTATAAGATACTAGATAGGTCCTGAGTGCATAAGAGACCAGATGAGGGATGCTGCGGCGTGCGGGTCTGCTTATCCTGTTGGACTGTTCTTGAACAGCATAAGTAGGGTCGACCTCTCTTCGGACTAGGCGGCATTGGAATGCACGATGCAGAACGCCAACTATCTAGTTTGAAGTTTCTATAAAGCATGTTGCATAAGCGTGGATGCAAAAAATATGGTTAATGACCAAGAACGCCAAGAAATGAATGATCTAACACAGAAAGAACAGCAAGGAACGATCAGTGCTAGCGAACGCAAAAGACTAGACGAGTTAAGACAGAAGGGTTAAGGTTAAAACCTTCTTTTCTTTTTATAGTATCTGGTTATGGTATCGGGCGGACTCATAACCCGTCTGAGTGGTTATCCTATTATCTCCATATTCTAGGGTAACCACCATAACCACCAACTTATCGCTAATAGACCCCATAACAAACTGATAAGCAGACTCATTTGTAGTATATTCTAGCGCCATAAAAAATGGGGTCATCTGTTGATACTGTAGACTTTGCTTGTAGTTTGACCGGTCTAACATTATCCTGAAAGAATGCCGGTAAGGTACCAGTTATAATATTGCGGCCATTGACAAGATCGGTTATCGATGCTAATACATCAGCAGTTGTTTGTGAAACAAGTTGTATAGCATGAGCACCGGAGCCTGCATTTTTATTCCATGATACATAGAATCTAAAGCCCACCCTACCAGTACCATCTACATCGCAGCCCTGGCCTTCATTACCAAACGAACTTAGTACATCAACATATGTTGTTCCAAGGTTTGTTTTGGTTAATCCTGTTGGGGTACTCCATGCACCAACAAGATATTCGCTTCTTCTTAATGTGATATCGAATCTATCTGAAGCGCTATTTTCTGTTATGTTAAAATCTGCATCGGTAGCAAAGTTGAATCTTCTACCAACTGAACCAATCTGAAGTCCTGCTTCAAAGAGTGCCGCTTTAACATCTGTTGAAGCACTTGCTGCTGCCCATGTAGGAGCACCCGTTACCATGGTTAGAATATGCCCGTCGGTCCCAGGTGCTATTAGGGCAACGTTACTTGTGCCTGCGCCCTTAAGTAATGCATTAGTTGTGATAGTGACTAATCCCGTACCTCCTTTAGTGGTTGGAGTTATACCACCAATATTGTTATGTTGTAGATTGGCCTCAGCAACATCGATATCTACCTCGTTGTTTGCTGTATCATCTGTTACTGTGATTTTAGAAGAGCCCGCTTGAATCCTCTTAAAGCGCAGATCCAGAGCTAACTTGTCCTTGAATACTCCTACTCCACTACCGCCTAGGTTAGATGCAGTATTGGCTTCACCTACTGAACCAGCACCCAATACGTCAAAGTCTACAGTTGTTCCTCCTGTTGACTTCATAATGAAATGATTGTTTGATGGTTCTACGTAGAACCTTTTGGTATTAGCCGGCGGATTACCGGGTGTAACTGCGGCTGCTAGAACATCGAAAGCATCCTGCCATATCCATGGATTCTTTACTTTTACCTGCCTGTTTGATACGACTTTAGCATTGTATATCTTCATTAACTCCAGGATATCATCTGCGCCATAGACGGTTGCTGTTCCTGGATTGTTTATAGATACTTCCTTGAAATCTACAAATGACACTGCTCTTTACTGTTCTTGTCTTTGCTGTTCCTCACTTCTGTGAACTAAATCCCAAACTTGGGGTGTCATTTGAAGCGATTGCATTGCCATCTCTGCCATTTGTTGTCTACTAACAGCAGTGATATTATCTTGAAAGGATTCATTGCGCAATCTTCTAGCAAGGGTATAACACATTGCTGTAAGTTGGGCTATTCTATCATCCTTGATTTGGATTTGTTCTTCAAGAGCCTTAATCTTGGTTGTAGCCTCATCATATTCTATCTCTTTTCTGTTTAAATCCTTGTGAAACTCTTCAAGATTCTGAGGTGGCGAATCAATCTTTATCCCTTCGACATCTTTGTTATCGTTCAAATGTGACATTTTACTATACCTTTGTTATGAACTTATTGGAGTATGTTTTTGCTGATACTTGGGTCATATCTATCACATTACCAACAAATGCAAGGTTCTGAGGTGTTTCTATGAATGATGCATGATTTGATACGGTTGTCCCGTCTGCTAATGTTTCGGTTGTACCATCGAAGTAATATGACAAAGTAGATGGGTCTACGCCATCAGTTGAAATGGTAACCCAGGCCTCAAAGACAATAACATCCCCTACAGCAGTACTTGCTACAGCAGAACCAGTAAAGGAGCCATGCTGTGATTTCTCAACAGTTTGATTATTTGCATCGAAGCCAACATCATAAAAGCCTGATCCATCCCCATCTAGAATGTTCCCTACCTTTGCTCCTGTTGAAGGGCGCCAGACATAACAACACAAAGGGACAGCAGTACTAGGGGTTACTCCAGTGGGATAATCATCGACAGCAGTATTATCACTGGATCTACATGCAAAGTTGTAAGTCCATGTATTGGCTGAAAGGCCAGTCTGGTTTAATGGTTCAGATATGAACTTGGTAACATACAAGTCAACACCTCCAGCAGCAACATTCTCTGCTATATTAAACGATTTTGTAACTTGAGCCGTTCCGATGGTTGTATTCATACTTCTGTTGATGCTTGCTGCTTCATAGACATCGTGTGGTGTCTTTGTAGATTGTTCGTTAGAAGGAAGAGTACCGGCAACTGCGCTAGTGGCATTATGAAAGTATAATTTAGTTGGCAACTAAATTAAGCCACAACACGCCAGTATATCACAACATTATTTGTACCTGATGATGGGGCTGATGCGAATGTAACTATGATGTTTGTTGCATCTACAGTATATGAGCGGTTAATCTGAGGGTTTGTTGTACCAGATTGACCAACGCTAACAAAGGCATAGGTTGGTGTTGAACCTAAACCATGTGCTATATTGAATACCGTAGTTGAACCGTTGCCATTGGCCTGATGTTTGCCTACCCTTTCACTATCAAGTGATGCAAACTCTAGATCAGTGGCACCGCTGTTAGTGCGTAATACTTGAAGTGATGTGCCTCTCGCCATCCTAACGAACTTTGTACCATTGTTCTTCAAGAGGTCACCTGTTGCCTGTGATGTTGCTGTTACTGTGTTATCTGTTGTATTGATAGTCTTGTTTGTCATGGTAGCGGCAAAGGCTTCCATCAAGAAAGTATCACCAGCCGTTAGCAAAGGAAGAGTTACAGCCCTATCTGCTGCGATGGCGGAACCAGTAATGCTATATGAGAAAGTATTGGCTGGATTTCTTACGTCTAGTCTGCCGGACCTAAATATCTGGTCAAAATCTCCGAAGGTATTGGATTGAGCACTTCCTACATCACCTCCTGCCGTGGGTGTAGACCATTCTAAATCAGTACCACCTGAGTTGGTTCTAAGTACCTGTAGTGCAGTACCACGGGCCATTCTAACGAACTTTGTGCCACTGCTCTTGAGTATATCACCGGCAGCGATAGAAGTATCTGTTATAGAGTTATTGGTAGCGTTTATTGTCTTGTTTGTAAAAGTGGCAGCAAATGCCTCCATTGCAACGGTATCATTACCCGTTAACAAGGGCAAGGTTACGGTTCTATTGGCCACGATAGCCGACCCTGCTAGAAGATAGGAGAAGGTGTTAGCAGGATTGCGTAGAATCAACCTACTTGAGCGGAATATATTATCAAGATCGCCATGGGTATTTGATTGATTGAGGAATACATCACCTCCTCCGCCAGTATTTTCAACAGATACAATAGTGCCGGTTGATGATAGAACAGATAACTGCCCTGTCACACTGCTAACAAACATCCTTCTTGTTCCAGATGCGGGGTTTGTCGGGGCTGTTATCTGAGTCCAGTCGGAATAGAATGCACCCATGCTATTGTTCTGGTCATTGTATACCCCTGAGGAGGGTAGTTTGGCCTTGTCTGTTATCTGATTGAGGGCACTGCTTGGGATGTTAACATTCTCAATATCTAGAACAGTGCCAGCAGTCTTCTTTATCTTGACCTTACTATCTGTAGTATCTACATATATTCGGGAAGTGTTTGTTTCAGATGGTGGGGCAGGTACACCACTAGCAGCCGGATTAAGGTCAAAGAACTCGGTGAATCTAAAGGGGTTCTTTATAGATATCCTTCTGGTTGCAACTACTTTGTTGTTGAGTATCTGCATTATCTCTTTGAGGTCGTTACCACCATAGCGGGTTGTAGTACCAGCATTGTTTGATGTGACTTCTTTGAAATCTATGAAGGACATTCTAAGTGGTCATCACTACCTGACCGTATACAATACCTAAGCCTCTCTCTGCTGCTGTTGATGTTTCAATATGGAAGAACCAGGCCATTCCTACATTTGTGGCAGGAATGACTGTGGTATACGTGAATAAGGTACCGTCTAGCGTTACCTGAATATTTGTACTGTTGAGATTTATTGTGACTTCATGGGTGCTAGTATTCGCCAATGCTTTACCTGAGTCAACTGTTGTTTGTGTTGTTGTTGCGTTGTTGCGTGCTATCTGATAGTTTGTATGAGTTCCTAATGTGCCATGAACCATGATACCATTAGCACTGTTCAGAGGGGTATCACCCGAAGTCCCACCACCTGTTGATGATCTAATCCTTATTGCGATAGGTGTATCTTGCGGAGTGTTGCCCCAGGTGCCATCATAGTCTTGCGAGGTGTAGTTATTTGCAGGGCTTGCTGGGTCTCCTTGGTCCAGTTCCAGTCCGTTGGTATCATTGGATGGAAACTCAACAGTTACCCTATCTCCAACCACCATGACATAGGTATTGCTTGTGTTTGAGATGGTTGTACTCTGTTCGCCTGAACCGAAGGAGTTGGGTGCAAATGTGCCTAGTGTGACGAGTGTTCCATCTGATGCCTTGCGTATGCCGACCGTTGCGTTGCCTGATGGACTACCATACTTACGGAATCTAACTGTAACCTCCTGAACCATCCTTCCTAAACCAGAAGCACCGGAATCATATCGAATACCATGTCTGCTAATACCCCCTGCAAACTCTAAGTGGCCACCTGAGAACTGGGTATCATCATAGTCTGTTTGTAATGTTCCAGTACCACCTGCCGGCAGTGAGGTAGCATCACTAAGGCCTATCTTTACCTTACATGATGATGTTGATACTAGACGCCATTTTGCTTTGAATACACATGTACTATCGCGTCTAAAGGCTGGAGCAGTCTTGAGTTCTGCAATCTGATTTGAGCCTGCTGCTGTATATATCTCTGTTACAGATTCAGTTGCCGAGATAGTAGAGCCGTGCATCCTCTCGACATCTTCAAGCATTGCAAGCATGCCAGAACCGTCTGCTGCACCTCCCCAGAATGCGCCCCACCTACCTGTGGAAGGAGCCATTGACATATCAGGGAGCATGATACCTCCACCCATCAGAACACCCCATTCTATACCTGTGCCTGTGGGATTCATCATTAGGTGTTGGCCTGCAACCCCACGCGGCAATCTATCGTACTTTGTTCCAGTACTGCACAGAAGATCTCCAGGGTTATTCGTGGTAGAATGTTTTAGAGTGATAACATCAGTATTTGCTACTGTTCCACTACCTAGAGTCTTATTGCTAAGAAGAGTAGCGAATGTCTCTGTTACAAGGGCATCGTTAGAGGTTAACAAAGGAAGTGTAAGTATACGGTTTCCTGCAATAGGCGAACCAGCAAAGGTATAGGTAAATGTGTTTGCTGGATTTGTGATTGCGAGTTTGCTAGAGCGAAATGTATTGAGAAAGTCACCAAAGGTATTGGCTTGTCCTACCTTGGCAATGCCCGCCGGAATAGTAAGGTCAATCTTTTGATTGCCTGTATCATCTGATATGTTGACAGAAGCATCTGGGGAGAATAATGATTTGAACTGTAAATCAACACCTGTCTTTTGATACCAAATGCCAATGCCTGCGCTTCCTACATTAGAAGCGGTATTGGCTTCGCCACCGCCACCGCCCCCACCTGTAATGGTTTGCCATTCCAGTGAGGTGCCTGCGGCGTTGACTGTTAGAGATTGATTTGCTGTACCTCTGGCAAGACGGATATACTTTGCTGCTGTTGTATCATAAAACATAACATCGCCTTGTGAGTTTGTTGTCGAATGTTTGATAGTGTTAGTATCAATGTGGACAGTCTTGTTACTCACTGTTTCAGTTGAAGAGTTAGACCAGGTGCCTGAACCAATATCCTCCAGATTAACAATAGTGCCACCTGTCTTCTTTACTTTGAGTTTGTTATCTGTTGCTGATTGAAATAGATGAACCACATCAGCCTCAGCAGGTGTTGGTACCGAAGCCTCTGCCATCTGTTTAATCTCTTGATATAAAGTCCATCTCCAGACATTGGCGATAATGGGCTTGCGGTTGCTAACAGTCTTACCATTTAGAATCTTCATAACGTCTAACAGGTCGTCAGAACCATATCGCGTGGTACTGCCAGGATTAGCGATAATGACCTCTTTGAACGGTGTAAAACTCATTGCTGGAAGGTCGGGCCTCTCTTTGGTCTAAAGCCCTGTTTTGTGGGCACGTTCTTACCTGTTACACTCTTTTGCAATGATTCTTTGAGTACCTGTCTCTGTCGTTCAATAGTTCTTGCTTTACCAGGGTCTTTTGGTTTCTTCTTCTTCTCTTCTACTGTACTAGCAACACCTCTCTGTTGTGCCTCTGCTACATTGGCACCTGCAAAGTCTAATGCCTGTTGTCTACGTTCCTCTTCCATTTCGAGTAACTGTGCTAACTCATTCTCATCTGTTACTCCAATAGATTTGAGTGCGGCGCCAGTTGTCATCAGACCATTGTTCTTGAGTAGGATAGCGGTCTCTGCCCTTTCCTTATACGTATCATAGTTTAATGGTTCTAACTCTATCTTGATTTTCCATGGCAATCTATATACTAGGACTTCACCAGTGGCGGGATCTATTGCCTCGATAGGTATAACTTGTTTAGCAAGATTGGGTGGTGCAGTAGCATCAGATGATGCCTCTGCTTGCTTTTTTACTTCTTTCGACAGCAGCGGAGATTGAGAATCTTGTTCCTCTGCAGGCTTTACTGGCTTTGTCTCTTCTGATTGTGTTGTTTGTCCTGGCTCTCGCTGTGCTTGACGCTCGGATTCAATCAGGGTCTTTATGATAGGATTAATCCATTGGTCCTGAACAATATCCTTGAACCATGACCTGTATATCTTCAAAACGGAAACAGTCCATGCTTCCATCAGTTCTTGCGAAGTCGCTCGGTTTAGTATGTCGGGGTCGAAAAGTATGATAGGTACCTGTAACTGTCTGATTATCTCTCGATAGTTCTGGTCCCGTTGGTCTAACAGTTTGTCCATATCGTGACCTAACTGATGGACTTCGACTGTTGCTGCCTGGTTAGTAAAGATACTATTACCGGCGCCTTTGGCTATCTCATCGGCTAACTTCTGCATTACTTCTTTGTTGAATGAGCCGGGTAACTTGATGAGTAGAAATGCAGCCCACAATCGGAAGTTGATTTCTTTTAGGTTTCGTTGGTTAGTTATCCGATTTAACTCAGAGATATCAACAACCCTTTCTAGCAAGCTATATCCATACTGGAAAGTCGATGGGGAAATGTTGTGATTGCGATTGCAGAAGTATAACATATCCTCGGCCTTAATGATAGAGGCAGGGAATGGGAAATCAAGATGCTCAACACCTATTACTTCCCAGGTCTTGCGATGCACATAGACCTGGCCCATATGCATTGATGGGAGTACCTTGATTGCAATGGGTAGATCATCAACGTCTGACCGTTCTACTAGACCGCAGGCCCTACCAAATGCAAAGCATTGTAATAGCAGAGAGAACATGTGAATCTGGAACTTTACTTCTCTGTTTACCCTATCAAGACGGCGTTTGTATGCTCTGATCTGTGGATTGTTGGTAAAGAACTCTAGTGCTTGTGCCGCTTCCTCTTCGGTATCAAACTCTGCATTAACATCAATGATAGTCTTGAAGTGGTCACCCAACATAAACTGAATCAGAAAGTCGAGGGCAGCAGATGCTATCCCGTCATCTCTTAATACCTCATGAAATCTGATTAGGTCAACAGTATCGTATGGACTTTTGAACTGGTCTGAATAGTCGGGTCCCAGTATTGCTATGAGTTCTTTGTTATCTGGCTTCTTTAGGTCAGTACTTCTGCCTTCTTTCTCTGTCTGAAGTTGACTCCCTCCGGTAGTTCTTGCTGCAATAAGGGCAGCGTTCCTTGTAACGAATGATGTGTACTTGGGATTTGGCTTGTTAAACTCTTGTGAAAAGATAAGGGGATCTATCTCTTCTTCTCGTTCTTCCTTCTTTGCGCTAGGCATTTAGTATTATACGAATGAACTATTAGTTACAATATAAAATGAAGCAAAGCCCCCTCACGCGATGAACACAACTGGGCTTTGCCCCATGCAATGACAAATCCATCATCATCATCATCGTCGTCGTCGTCGACTACGCAGACAGATCGGCATCATTACTACCTGATGAAGAGTCGCTTATATTATTCGCTTCGTACTACTTCAACTTTCTTGCTTATGATGGTGGCACCCATATTCTTTAGATGTTCTTCATACTGTGGCTCTGGATCATACTCTTCTTGTTGTTGTTGTTTTGTTCGTAATGTGTTATCGCCCTTGTCTTCTGCTACCATAATGAATGTTGGAGGTGAGAGTTCTAGCGGTTTTATATCCTCTAGAATGGGTGGTTTGTTGCCCTGTGCTGCCATATCTATCATCATGTGACATTGAGGGCAGATGTAATGAGGCCCTTTCTCTAGCGGATATTGTTGCGCTGCTAGATGTGATGGATATAATGACAAAAGAACATTACAATCTTCACATAGATATTGTTGTTCTGGATTGAACCGTGTGAGATTAATCGGCGGAACTGAATGTTGCTGCTTGTCCTTCTCTGTAGTGTACTTCTTGTTCAATCTTATTCACCGTAGCATCCATAACTTCTTTCTGTAGTACCGCTTTACTGTTATTAAATAAGGCATCTAATGTTTCGGCAGATGGGTTGACATGACCATCCATCTCAACATAGCCACCGGGTTTGAATACCTCTATTAGTTTAGAATCTTCCGGTGCATCTTTGTATGGTAGGCAATGACCGATTCCAGTAACAGGGTCATAGTCTCTAGCATTTTCGATATCGACTCCGAACTTGTCTCTGAAATGGAATCGTAATCTAAGTTCTGGTGGTGCGTTGTATCTAACGTATTTCATATTTTAATCCCGCACTGAGTACAGTACTTCCAATCATATTTTACCAATGCACCACAGTTGTAACAACGGGTGCATATCTTTCCTTCTCTATATTGTTGTTCGAGTATAGGATGACTCATACGTGTTGCTCCACCTGTAATGATTCTCTCTGTTTGATAAAAGCATCTACCCGTGACCTGATAGCCTCAGGCGTTTCTTCGGTAGTGACTTGATAATCTTCGTATAGATCGTGTTGCTCCATGTAGTCTTTGTCACGTAACTTGTGATCTGTTGCCAAGAAAAGATTGTTTAGTTTGGTAGCATGTGTCTGATAGCCCATGTTGATACCGCTTTTCTTGTTACGGATAGTAAAATGATTATCGACGTAAACAAGTTCGGAGGGTCTATGAAATACTCTAGCGCTGTTAATCGTGTAATCTGGTACTTTGGCATATCGCTTATGATTGATACACAATGGGATTGTGTATCCTTGAATGTATGTTGATTTGTTCATACTAATGTGGCCTTCGAGTTCATCTATAAAGAGAGTCCAGTTTGTTTTATTATGAACAATATACTCATCGGAGTCCATGACAATGATAATGTCTAAGCGTAGTGTTTGGGCCTTGTCAAAGTATATTTGTCTCTTGTCTATTTGTGAAAGGTTTGCTCCGTCGTCGTATAACGAGTAGGGTATCTGAAATGATTTGAATAGATCACGTACTGAATCATCCGATAGCGCCTGCTTGGCTGTATGTCCCTTGTATTTTCCATCTACTGCTATGATATGATCAATAGGATATTGTTGCAATGACTGTAACATCCTATTGAGCGAATCAAAGTCCTGATAAAATGATAGACCGATTCCTATTCTAAGATTTGTCATGACGATAATGATAACAACTCCTTGATTGCATTGCCAACTTCTGCGTCTATCTCAGGACTCCTATCAAATAACTTTATATGATATCTGCCCGGATGCTTAGGCTCTTCATATTTGATAGCATACATTGTTGAGAACATAGAAACACTAACTATTCCTCGAACGCGCCAACCAAATACATACATCATTGCCTTTTGTTTGAGTCTTTCACTATAGCTAGAGGTAATGTTCGTCGTCACATTGATAGGTTTCAAAGAGAGTGTTATACTGTTCTTCCTCTGCAGGTGTAGCAGTCCCTTGGTCTATCTTGTACTTTAGTGTCGCTATATCATTTCTTTGTGATTCACTCATTCCAGTATCGCTCATTTTGCTTCTATAACTCCCCTGTCTTCTAATATTGTTATTGGTTTACCTGGGTCAGGATATATTGTCATTAAATCGGAGTCTAGGTTTAGAGCCATCGGCAATAGTATGGCAAAGATCAAGATTCCCACGATGCTACCAATGAGACCGCCAAGCAAGACGCTGGTTATTCTAATCATACAAATGTATGCTCCCGCACCCATATAGTTGCTATCCATTTCTCGTACGGTTCTTTTGGTGGTCTGCCTTCATGTGAGGAAGTCTGGTCTACTGCTCTGTTTGGAAACAGATTAAACCACATGCATCCTTTGCCCATATCAGGCCTTACTGATAGACCTGCTCTATTGAAGTATGTCTCTCCTCCATAACCCTCAGGTATTGTATTCAAATAGATCATGAATGTACAAATGCGATTGCCACCTCTAGCGAATGCTGATGCACTACCAGCCCATTTAGGATCAAAGTAGTCCCAATGCACTTTGTAATATTTGCCTGGTTCATAATGGACAACCTGAATAGCTTCTTGATTCGCTACTGGAAAGCGTGTATATGCAGCTACCCTTTGCTCTATGCTCTCGATAAGGGGGGTCTCGCTTCTTTGTATAAACATGTGTTCTGATGTTCGGTAGTCTGATACTGTTTGTGTACCGTCTTCAGTATTCCATCCCTGGCTTCTAGAGGTTCTGTTACGGGCCATATCAATGACTTGATTACATTCTTGTTCAGATAGAAAACCTGGAATAATCATTGATTGCATTATTTTGTTAACTCCTCAGGTGGAATCCATTTGAATGTTTTATCATGTTCGAAATGTATGCAACGGCAGATACTATCTTCTACTTTCTTTACTGGAGGTACACCAATATGATAGCCTTGTTGAGCCATACATCTTTGGCTTACTATCTTTCCATCAAGCCATGTATCGATATGAACATTCACATCATGGCCGCACTTACAGGCTCTAATACAATCCCCCATCTGCGTTTGCCTCTTTTTTTAGCCACTATGATGTTTTGCATAATCTTCCATATAGCATTTGTTGCAAACCAAGAGCCTTCCAATATAATACCAATGAGGTCTGCCATCTCTCTTTTGGACATGGGTTGTAGTACTAAGACATAAAGCACAGCGTCTATGTGACATGTCAACAGTATTTGTTAAACTTGCATGATGATTATGTGATAGCAGTTCTAGGTTTTCTAATCGATTATCTGTTTTGATTTTATTGATATGATGAATATCTTCATCCTTTTCAAGAAGCCTTCCCAGATGTTGTTCCATAACCAATCGATGTTCCATAACATAACCTGATTTACTTGCATGGGGATGCTCAGGTTTCATAATATAGACATAGCCTCCAGTGGTGATTACCTTGCCGCCCTTCCAACTATGATTTAACTCACCTGTTTGGTAAATCTTGCAGTTTGGGCTTCTATATTTATGATGGCCCTTGAGGAATCTGTTGCCTTCTCTTGCTTGGTTACCACATCCACACTCACATAACACAATAGAATAGACCTATTCGACTTACTTATAGTATTCTAAGGCAAGACGAAGTCCATCGAACAAGTCCATCTTATTCTCTGGCGATTTATCTAACTTGAATGTATCAGGTTTGTTCTTGGCTATCCTAAGGTCTGTTAGTAAATCCTTGTGGCCTTGTGACCTGTCGGGATTGATTGCTATCACACCTTTATCCATCAAACGCTTGCTGTTGTCCAACATGGCTTGATTGCGTTGAGAGAACATGATGGGCACAATGTTCATCATGTAGTAGGGTTCGGTACCAGCCTCTTTGGCTAATGCCAACAATCTTAGATAATCTGGGTCTTCTCCTGAGATTGTTTTGATTGACTTGATAAAGGATGAGGCTGAACCATCGATAAAGACTTTATTTGTTCCATTATCCAGTTCATGCTCTCTGACGAGACTGTATATGTGTCGCACCATCGACTCATAATCTGGCCTATCGAACTGTTCTGAGCGGATAACTCTGATGCATCCGTCGACAAACTCCGTGAGAACGACAGCCGTTCTTGAACTGCCCCAACCGATATCGATACCAAGGGACTTCCTTGAGCCTCTGGTAATATTGCGAAATGTATCTGTAGACAGTCTAGCATCGAGTTGTCTACCCAAGGTTTCACACCGGAGTATGTTTGTCTCTGAGAAGAGGTTGCCGACACCGTAACTGTATTGCCCTTCATATTCTCGCTTGAAGTACGGTTGTTCTTTCTCTTCCTCAATGAAAGACGGCTCGTATATCTTTCCCAGTCCTCGCTCGTAAAGGTACTGAAGTCTTTTGAAGCCTGCTTCTTCATCGCTTTTTTGTTGTTCGATTCTATGAAACAAACTATTGGGCTCATGCGGTGTGGAGACCATGACGATCCAGGGTTGTGTCTTTACGATGTACCCTCTGGCTACCGCCATAACTTCTTCTTGTTCTGATTGTTCAAAGAAGTCTGCCTCATCTAATAATATAAACTTGAAATCTTCGTATCCCCTCATACTAATGGTATTTGAAGGGAATGCCTCTATGGTTACTCCATTTAGAAGAATACAATCAAGACGGCTTTCTTCTAATATGTAATCGGCATACAGATGTTTCATGCGCCGGATTAGATCCCAAGCGATTCGGACTTTTGGGCCGGTTACTATTACAAACCGTTTATCACGATACTGATCTGAACATAGTGCTAGCCATCCCATATATCTCAGAAGAAGTTCAGTCACCCCTAGACCTCTGGCCTTCTTGAGCCAGATGTGCTTGTAATGTTCTAGGTACTTTATTATCTCAATCTCATAATCGTATATGATATGAGGTTTATCGTCTTTCCAGGGCATTCCAATAATATGATTGAAGCAGCATTGCTCGGCGGTATACTCATGATGTTTCTCGTGAGCAATGGGATCCTCGATCCAGAAAGGCTTTCCCTTTATTGCAGCAATATTACTAAGGACTTGCCTAGAATATTGCTTCTGGATTCCGTGTTTTTTCAGACGTTCCTGTGTTAATCGCCGTCGGTAGTCCGCTAATCTTCTCATCTTCTTCGCCTGTTAAATGTCCTATAGCATCAATCTCTGGAATAAATGATACTAACTCTGTTAGTTGCTTGTTCGCGTCGAGAAACATGCCGCATGCTATCTTCCACTGGAAGAATGTTTTAGGATTGTTTTCATATTCTAACATTTTCCTGAAACATGATTCCTTAGCCCTCTTCACTTCCTTTATTCTATCTAAATATTCTAGTCGTAACTGATAGTCATCGGATCTGTATTTGTTCCAGACTTTGATTGAATCATTTCTGAGAATGCGACGGCGATTGTATAGAGCCGTTCGGGCTATGGGTACATGTACCTTATCCTTGATATATTGAATCGTACCCTCGACTGAGAAGTTTGCTATGTTAGCATCATGGATACAACGTGCGATGGCTTGACTTTGTTGTTTGGTATAGCGAACCATAATAATAATAATAGGAGATCAAAAAGGGTGGAAGATTATTATTTCTTAGCCTCTTCCTTAGCGTCTTTGCGTTCTTTCTTGGCTTCTTCTACTTTGTTCTTGAGGTTAGTTAGTAAGGTACGTTCTGAATCTGTTAGATGACCTGGCCCGCCGGGAGTGTCCTTATTCTTACGTGCATCTTCTAATCCTTTCATCTGTTCTGTTTCTTCTTCTGTTAGACCTGGCTCGGCTGCTTGTACCTTTGACTTTTTCTCATCTTGCTGCTGCTCATCTTGTTTATTGCCTATTGTTGTTTGTTTGATACTAGTGCTACTCATGTGATTATATCACCTTATACTTCTATCAGATAACTTTGGGCTTAAGTCTTCGCTAAAGCCTGCGAGTTTAGGATCACGGAACTGTCGCGTCCATGCAATCTCCTCCATAAATCCAGGAAAGACTTCAAAGAACCATTTACACCAATCTTTCATTGATTTCTGTCTAGCACCGATCTGTTCTCTTGTTAGTTTGCGCCATCGGCCACCAAAGTCTTGCGTCTTGAACTTACTTGCAGCATGATGTTTGAAGGATGAATCTGCAAACTGTACGATTGTTATCCAATCGTAATATGATTTCCGGTACTTATCATCAACTGTTGGATCATGAGCATGTCTAACAGCAGACCAACCTGCAGCCATTCTTGCTTCTAACTTTGGGTCATCAATAGGATATTCTGTAAACTTGCGCAGAAGGGCAGGGAGAAATGTTGTCATCCATATTTCGAGTTCTTCAGCCATCTTTTGTGGTACTCGAGGTACACCTTTGTTGATACGGATGGGTTCCGAGTACTTCTCTGGACCCCCATCGAAACCATCTTGTTTATTCTTCTCATAAAGGATTAGTCTTTGTTTGCATTCCCTTTCGTTAGCATCATAGTAATCAAGCATTCTTGGTACTATTGTTTGGATATCTCGTTTGAGGAGATTGTCATAATCGTTTGATAGTCCCTTGAGCGTATCTAAAGCGTGATAATATCTTTGTGCGTTTGTTCTGTAAAAAAGTTCTTGTTGTTTAGTAAGTGCACTTACTGATTGACTAGTAGAATGTTCTAGCGGTCGGAAGAAACGATTATCGTACATGCTTAGTGCCTCATAGACATATTTATATTTTGATTCAGGAAAGCCTCTGGTCTTTAGGTCTCGAACAATAATAACACCTATTTCTTGAGTCATCCAACTCTGATCATGTAACTGGAAGATCTCTTCTAATGCTAATGCTGCTTTCTGTATTGCATACTTTACTATTGTATTCTTATCATGACCTTCTGTTGCTGCATCTATGGCTTCATGATATGCATGTTCTTTTTCGCTATGTAACTCGTCTATTCGACGTGTTTTGTTAATATTCTCTCCTGATTCACTTGTTGTTAATGTCAAAATAATAATGAAAATCCTATTTGAGATAAAATGAGAACTAAGAAAAAAAGATAGGGTTAAGTATTTTATCGCTACTCGCCGCCGCCGTTATCTCCTCCTCCTCCGCCTCCGCCATTATTGTTGCCGTCTCCGTCTCCTCCGCCATCATTACCATCTCCGTTACTACCACCACTACCACTACTACCAAAGTCTGGAGGTACTACGATAGTGTTGTTGATTGGTGGAATCTGGGTTTGATTGTCTCCGGGAGTTGTTTGATTGGTGCCTGGTTCAATAGGTCCTGGTTCTACAGGTCCAGTTTGATTGTCTCCTCCGCCTCCTGGTTGTGTTTGGTTATCCATTGGTGGTGGTACTGGGATTGTGGTATTTCCTCCTCCGTTTGTTTGATTGTCGATAGGTGGCAGGGGTACGGGGATTGTTGTACCGTTACCTCCTGTTTGATTGCCATTGGTCTGATTATCTCCGCCGCCGCCGCTTCCGCCTGTCTGATTGCCTGGTGGTTGTACCAATGCCGAACATACTGGGTTTGATGTCTCATTGTAACATGGTATGAGAATCATCTGTCCTGGTGGTCCCTCTGGTCCCTGCGGTCCTGGTGGTCCCTCTGGTCCCTGTTCTCCCTGGTCACCTGTTGCACCTTGTGGTCCTTCGGCTCCTGGTGGCCCTTGTGGTCCTGCCTCACCTGCTGCGCCCGATGCGCCCTCAGGTCCTACTGCACCTTGTTCTCCTGGCGGTCCCTGCGGTCCTGCTTCACCTGCTGGTCCTTGTGCGCCTGCTTCGCCTGCTGCACCTGTTTCACCGGCTGGTCCCATTTCTCCTGGTGGTCCCTGCTCGCCTGGAGGTCCCTGTTCACCAGCCGGGCCTAATTCACCCTGAGGGCCTGATGGTCCTTGAGGTCCTTCTGGTCCCGCGGCTCCGGTATCACCTGGAGGTCCAACTTCACCTGCTGGTCCTGGATCACCTGGTAGTCCTTGCTCACCTGGAAGTCCTTGCTCTCCCTGGGCTCCAGTCTCACCTGCGGGCCCTGTCTCACCGATTAATCCTTGTTCTCCAGGGGGTCCGGCTGGTCCTATAGGTCCTATTTCACCTATTGCTCCTGGCTCTCCGGGTAGTCCTGGCTCTCCTTGTGCGCCTGTTTCTCCTGGAGGTCCGGCTTCACCTTGAGGGCCTTGAACTCCTTGTGAACCATTGCCACCTGTTGCGCCTGCGGGGCCTTGCTCACCTGGGGCGCCTGGCTCTCCTGCCGGTCCTTGTGCGCCTTGTTCTCCTGGCGGGCCTTGTGGGCCTTGTTCTCCTGGAGGGCCTGCTGGTCCTTGAGGTCCTGGAGGGACATTTATTATGACGTTTTGTGAGCCTCTGCGCGTAGCATCGGCATAGTCTGGATGGATTAGAATGCTTGTTGTTGTTGCTAGTGTTGCAAAAATAAGAACACTGAGCAGTACGTTTCTTGAGATATTACTCATGTACTATCAGTAGCGGTTACTAAAGCGGGCTTTATAAAAAGGAGGGATGAAAAAAGATTAGTTCAGGGTGTTTCTATAGATACTAAAGCAATCCCATCGGATTGTTTCTTCATGTCCCTACGTACTTCGAGTTTGTTTTTGACTTCTTCGGCCTGATCTATCAATCTCTGTACCATGATAGGTGCAAACTCTGCATCATAGTCTGAATGTACAATACAATGTTGAAGTATCTTCATTTGATCTTCTAGGAGTATATCACAAGCCATGCCACAGTAGCCGTCGATTTTGCAGGTCATATCTCGCCAACCCACGCCGCATGTATTTCTGGTACTGATCCTTTCTTGAAGCCATCGATTCTGAGTTGACATTCAAAGTTTGTAGTATTAGAGTTGAAGCCACCGACATTGGCACCCTCTGCATCCTTACGCCATCCATTGCCTATATTGCTCCAGAGTTCTGTTTTGTTCTGTGCTTTGAAATAGGTTGATGCTAGTTTGACCCGCTTGTTACGAATGTCACCTATTGCATTTCCCTTAATAACGCAGAGGTCAGTCGATGGATGTTTCTTTTCAGTTCCCAAACAACCTTTACCTTGATAGATGGAATAGCCATTGTCAAACCAGCCATTTGTCATGTGATTTCCTCCTATTTTGAGGGAAGCATTGTCGTCATGTTCCATTTCTTTGATGGTAATATCTACTACAAAGACATGGCTAGGCCAGTTGAACCCTTTAACATTGGCTTCGATAGTCTCGTCATCTGGTTTTCCACTGGCGTAATGGCGTGTGGTGGGGCCCCTAATAGTATGTCCTTTTGGTGTTCCTTTGATAGGATAAGGCGCGTCGCCTGCTGTTCCTGGTCCTGGGGGTGGGGGAGGTGGAGGGGGTGTAGGCCCTGGGTCAGGATCACCGCCTTCTTTGACACATTCATGATACGAAATATACGCCTCTGCTTCTGTTTCGGAGGCAAACTTATGTGCTATGTTAACACCTTGTTTGTCAACTATTTTCCATTGACTAGGATCATCTTTCATTGGGACAGCATCCCATGTCTCAGGACTTCCCATGTCTCCTCCCCACCCACCATGTGCAATATGTGAATCGCTAGGGTCTGGATTAGGACCGCAATCTACCGGTCCAGGTCCGGGTGGGGGTGGTGGAGGTGGAGTAGTACCGCCAAAAACTTTATCTTCTAACTTCTTGATTTTATCGTCTTGCTGCTTATCATACTCGGTTGCAGTAGTTGTCGACATAAAGCGGTATACTGATGGTAATAGTTATGTTTTTCTTCTTGTAGTACTTCACAACGGTATGCCAATCAAAATGGGTAAGAAGAAATATGCAACCTATGCGGGAGCAGTTGCGGCCAAACAGAGAGAAGGATATTCTAAGGAAGCAGCAACAAAGATTGTTGGGAAGTTAGAGTCTCAACAGCATCCAACAAGGAGAAGGAAGAAGCACTAGCTAACTAGCTAACTAAACAGTATACTTATTGACTCTAAATCTATCTATATGCACATTATCGTCTCTTATCTCTGATATGTTTAGAAACTCTTTGTTATCGTTGGGCCAGTCATGATAATCTTCAAGATGTTTCCATAACCGATCTCTACTGTTTGGGATGACTACTGTCTCAACCCCACAGCAGTTTAAACAAAGATAGGGTTGACTGCCCTCCTTTTCATGATGGATATGGATCATACGCTTATTCGGTGGCACCTCTAGGATAGTTATCACACCACTGTTGCCAATAATCTTTTTTGTCGATGTACTCTTTGAGTTGCCAGGGTTTCATCTGGAAATCAACATCGCGCCCCTCCTCTTCGATAAGTCTCTTTTCTAAATCAAAGAAATCCTGGCCTATTGCTTTTAACATCATACAACATGAACAGAGATACCATTTTGTTTGGAAGGTACAGCCTTTTTTGTGGTTGTAGCATTTGCGTTTGTCTATAACTTCCTGCAGCATTGGCTCAGGAATCATTTTCTTTGCTGTTGTGAAGTTATCGAAGTTAGTGTCTGATTCCATTCTTATACAACTCCATTGAACGTTTATCCACTTTCTTACCTAATGCTGAAACTTGTCCTTTCAACAGTTGAAGTTCTTGTTGACTTTCAACCTCATCTATATGCTTAAACCAGATTGTTAAATCAGATTGAAAATATTTTTTAGGTTCATTACCGTATCCAATATTGATGGGATTGCACCCCCCTATCACATTTTTTTGACGAACTTCCTCCTTTAGCAATCTTAATATAAGTTGAGAGAAGGGTACATTATCGCTTTTGGCTAACCGTTCGGCTGCTTCTACAATCGCCACATCACTAGCCGGATATGAAAACGATTGCACAAAACTTTTTGAAACCATGTTCTAGTCGGGCTCGCTATTTATTTATTTATTTATTTATTAATGAGATTTCTTAGTGTACCTGTGTTGTACGTGTATGTATAGAGTCTGTTTCACTTTGACGTTGAGAGATGAGACGATGTACGACTGAGCCCATAGGTTCATGATATCTTCGATTCCATAGTATTTTCTTGTAAGTCTCTTCATCCACAAGGATAGAATAGACATATTTTTGACCGGTTTTTGGTCTTACCATTGTCAGCCATTAACATGTTTTTCCTTATAAAAACGTACTAACATGATTTATTATTAATAATAATGCACAGATGTCAAAATCAGTACATTAAAACATAAAAAGGGAAAAAAGAGTTATTCTTCTTCATCTTCGTCACCGTCATCATTTGATTCCACTGCTTGGACATCGTCCTCTGATAAGGGGCCTATTGTTACCGTTTCATTTGTGACAGTCACAGTATCATTTTGTATTATGACACTAACTCCCTGTGGAGGAAATATGTTAATATCAAGATCTGTGGCTCCGGCTGTACTCATTTGTTGGGTACCATTGGCTGGAAGATCATCCGTTGGGTCTACTGCTAAATCTCTATCCTGGTCATCTGCTGTAAGATTTAGGACTGTGCCGTTAAGGTCTAAAGATGGGGGTGGAGGTGGTTCCAAAGATAGTGTTGAACCTTTTGCTATTATGACAACAGCAGGCAAAACAATCAACACGATCATTGTACTTAGAATAATCTTTTCGTACTTCGTTATCGTCACTCTACTGATTTCCTCTTTGTTTGTTGTCTTCTGCTATAGAATAACTTCCTAATGAAGCAGATGATTAGAGCCAATGGGATAAGAATGTGACACCTATCTTTTCGTGCGTCTTCAAGTTCTATACAGCACATGCCTTTTTCTCCACCTGATAAACCTCTTCCCAAGTGAGTTCATGCTTTTTGCGCAAGTGAATATGTAATCCTCTTTCCGACAACTTTGTTTTATGACATCTAGGAATAGGACATACATGTTTGTAGATTTCAGTGTATGGCATCATAGCACTCTGTTCATTCTGATAATGGCGTCTGGCATCGGCTTGTATCTTTTCAACCATTTTCATACGTCGGATACTCCTTTCATTGGGACCGAACGACTTTCTGTAGATCTTTCTCTTGTTTGCGGGTTGGGTGTTATCATCTAACTCTAATAGGATTCGTATGTTGGGATCTGGATTTTGAAATGCTATCTGTTCATACATGTTCAATGCATAATCCAATGAATGTACAGAAGTTTGTGTATAGAGGGTCTTTCTTTTCAGTTGGCCTAGTTCTGTGTATAACTCTACTATTCTGAAAGTATACTTGCCGTTCATCCTGTTATTGGCTCAATAAACTTCTCGCATTGGCATACATCCCCTATTCCATACTTGGTATAATGGCATTGACCAGTCATATTCTCATCATGGGCCCAGTTTGCATGGCCGCAGGTTTTACAGTCAGTCATTTCATTTCTTCCAGCAGTTTCTCAGTATATCCAAATGTGAGAGCACATTTGCATTTGTTGACTCTACAAACAGTCATGCCCATCTCTCGTACAATCATATGATATGCTGCTGAATGGTTGCAGTATGGGCAGTTTACGCCTTTGCTTATGTTGAAGAACTTAAACAAGAGCTTGTTCTAACCTCTGCCGTGCAGTCACAAGTCTTTCTTCATCAATGTCTATTCCTATGAACTTGTACTTCTTGTCTTTCATGAGCATAGCCACAACCCCGGTGGTTCCCCATCCGCAGAACGGGTCTAAGATTACTCCATCATCAGGGACGGACATAAGCAATGTCTGTTTCACAAGTTCGGCAGAAAAGCCAGGTTCGTACTCTTTTGTGCCTGGTATCATTGGCCGTCTTTCAGTAAAGATGGAACAGGGTTGACCCTGGAAATCTGCAAAGGTGTTATAGTAATCATGTCTTGTCTTTGTGAAATGATATACATAACAATGGTCCAAAATCAGGCGATTGTTATCTATAACTTTGCCTTCATTGAAATATGACATATCTCCTACGGGAAGATGCCATATCCTTTCAGCCCTCATTACCCAATCAAATGTCTTTACCATTTCTATTGTGAACTTGGCAGGCCATCTCTCCAAGGACCCATTGTCATTGAAACGGTCTTCCATGTGAACCCACAGACTACCACTATTTTTCAGTACTCGACTACAGTGTTCGCCTAGTATCGCCAACGTATCTAACAAGTCCTCTAATGATTGAATCGGATTAGGACTTGTGAAAATGCAGTCAACGCTAGCAGCGGGCAGCAAGGGAACTTTCTCCAGTGCATTGTCATGGTGGAGTACGAATCGTTCGTTACTCATTTGATTCGACCTTGAATTGTTTACAGTCACAGTATGAACATTCTATCTTTCCCTGAAGTTTATGCGATCGGAAAGCATGTCCACACGTCGCACATATTGAATAGGATTCAACTACCACCACTATGGATTTATCGCCTCGTAAACAAACTTTTCACACTTCTTCGTGCAGTTGTTACACTTGCCATAACCTGTAGACTTGCCAGTGCCATGCCTAAGTTTGATATGGCCGCAATAGGCGCAGTCTTCTATTACGACCATGTCCATTTGTTGACCTCTTCCTTATTCGATTCTTGTGTGATAACTGCGGTCTCTATGTCTTGGCTCCTTTCTTCCAAGATTACCACAACAATGACAACGATTGCATCGGATTTTCCGCTCGCATTCTTTGCACCAGTACTCACCGGTCTTTCTAAAGGATACGTGTTCGCCACGACTGCGATGTGGTAGATGTATACAACGATCACGACACACATTTTTAATGCCAATCGTTGCACCTCCTTTGAGATAGCGCAGCCGGGCATACATCCGAGTTCTTTCTTTCTTTTCTTCAGGGCTAATCTTGATAAATCCAAACTCATCTAATATTTCCTCCCCTTCTCCTCCTCGTATTGATAACATGGAACCTTAGATTGCGGCTGCGGGGTTATGTTAAGCAATCCTTTCATAATCCATGTCCAGGTGCCCGTGAGTCTTTTGTATATATTTGACTTCGTTGATATTTTTTGCCCTTGTTGTAAAAGAACATACATTACATTTCACTTTGTAGGCCATCGGGAGGGTCCTCCTCTGGATCAAGCGTCTTCCAATCGCGTCGTTCTATCGTTCTAATCTTCTCTTTCTTCCGTTCCTCTCTTCTTGTCTGCTCTTCCACCAGTCTAGTCTTATAGACGGCAAACTCATCCTTTTGTTTGGTATTCCATTTCTCCTGGTCCTTAATCTGTCTAAGTACATACTCGGCTTCACTCTGTAGTTTATTGATTGTCTGTACCATTTCTTTGAAGGTCATCTGTTCTCCTCTTACGAGTACGAATATGGTCTCCAGGCTGTCTTTGATACGGGAAATAGGGATGGTATTGTAGTATCCACCCCACCACTTGCCTATTCTCAGACTCATACAGGTCTTTTCATGTGGTTCGTTGTCGCTAACGTTGTACGGCACATTGTTCTTGAAGTATACCTTTGTTTTGCATCCTTGGTTACATAGTACCATATCTTATATTATTACCAAGCATCTCCTATTTCTTCGAAGTGGGACACCTTAAAGTCCGAGCAGTAGGTACCGAGCCAATCCAGCAGTGCGCTCTTTGCGTCCTCACTATTACGACCCGTTATGGTACCTGTACATTCTAGATGATACTTGTACTCTTTCATTCTAAGCGAATCAATATCTGACTGTTTCATCTAAGAGACTCTTCCTCGATTTTGAAGAACGTGCCACAGTAGAAAAGGCTGCTACGCCAAAACCGCTTCCATATTTACAATATCGGGAATCATGTAGCATTTTTCCCCTTTCTGTAACTCTGATCTCGATTGCTTCGAATGGATTTTCAGGGTTTATCCACTTGTCGCACCGGGTGCATCTTATATCGCCTTTGTGATAGCCTCGCTGATGTAACCAGAATGCATTCTGCTGTCTTGGGGAAATACGTCTTTGTTTTTCATTGCCAAGAATCCACTTCTTACGGGCCCGGATTTGGTTTAATGTCATGATCATATTCTTGGAAAAAGTTTATCGATACCCTGGTATAGGTGAAGCAGTTGTTGTCCCTTCGCGGTTATTTCATATAGAAAGCCAACATAAGCATGCATCCGAGCATATCTCTGAGGTGTAAGTATTGCCTGATCAACGGTCTCCCTTACCACTAACCCTTTAGTGAAAGCCTCTTTGAGTATTGCTTTTGTTTTAGGATGGGCAATGGCAAGACGGTTACCAATCTCTGTTATCGGACTAGGGCCCACTTCATTAAGGTATCTTAGCAGATTGATAAGCAAGAGTTCCCATTCACGATACTGACCTTTGTAGTTAGGGGTCATAGCCTTAACTCTTCCGCGATCTCCTCGTCCGTCCATTTCGCAAGTCTCTTGAGTGTGAAACGGTATTCTTCAATGTGTTCTCCATATTGCTCTCTAATCCGTCGTAGCCGAAGCCATTGGAGCATCCTGGCTCTATTGGACTTGTGACCTTTGTAGCCATCGACTTCGCAGAGGATGATTCTTCCTCCTCCGCCGGTCGCATAACAATCAGCCCGGTATCGGACAGTGAACGCGCCAAGTTCGACAAAGCAAGGGAGGCGTCTTTCGCATGTCGCAAAATATCCTCTATCTCGGAATATCTTACATAGACGTATCTTTTGTTTGAGATGCCTGTCACTTTCTTGTTTGTCAACTCGATATCTCCTGGGGATACGGGCCTTTGACATCAGTAACCCTTCCATTGCCATCGACAGTAAAGATTAACTTATCGTAAGGTCTATCCTTGTCGATGGATGGTTCTGCTTGTTTCCGTATGGCCATTCGGAGATTCAGGGCATCCACAACGTACAGCCAGATTTCCACCTCACCCCGGAACTCACTGGCTGTACGAAAATGAATCTCCTTGCGTAAGGCTTGTTTAAGTTCAAGGATTTCATTATCTCTAGCCTCAAGTTGTTCTTCACAGGTCAGTTGTTCGGGTTCGGGTTCAGGTTTCGTTCTATCCATTTTGACTTTTCTCTCTTCAATGTGTCGTTTTCCTTCAATAGTATGGTGTAGTCTACAAGGAGATCTTTGTATTTTTTCTCCCAGTCCGTACCGTTACGGATTTCAGGTTTAGGTACCGGTACTACTACTACTGGTACCGCCGCCGGTACTGCTTCTTCTTCTTCTTCTTCTTCTTCTATCTCTGAATCCGGTTCGCCCAAAGTTGGGAACTGGGCATATTTGATTTTTCCAACATTGCACCGTCGGTATCTCCAATGGTGTTGTCTCTTGCCATCTTTTCGTGTATAAAAATATTCATCTATTGGTGGCTCGTCTCTATGTTCAAAGACTAATCGGCGTACATGATTCCCATCTTTATCTTTATCATTCATATAATATTTTATTGCATTTGGCTTTGAACAGATTGGGCATGTTGTGCGTTCTCTTTTTGGCCTATGTTTTCTTGTTGTTACTGGTGATGGGGGCGGTGAAGATATCATTATCCCTGATGGTAGTATCTTTCTGGGTCGTCCGCGTTTTCTCTTAATCATTGTTGCCTGGAGGGGCACCTCTTGCTGTTGTTGCGGTTGTTGTGGCGGCGATGGCATCAACTAGTTATCATCCTCCCTAACAACCACTAATGGTTCAGTTGGCGGTACCACTACCTTTGGGTAGTACCCATCTGCTTTCCAGTGTTCGACTCGCATTGTACTTAATTCCATTCTGAACTCTTCGGTAATCTTTCCCATTGCCTGAGCATATGCCTCAGCAATCCAGTTATTGATAGAGACATGATATGCTCGTATATCTTTTTTGTTCATTTTCTTGTGCAGTTCATATTCTGCATTGCCAATATTGCACATCAAGAGCCAGGGCTTTTGGTCTGTGAATAATAGATAAAGTGGTCTATCGGGCCCATAATCGTTTTTGCCTTCCTCAATCAAAGGGTTTTCCGATCTGGTGGATTTCTTTACGGATGTCTTTTCTACCGTGTCATCACCTTCACTTCCTATTTTGGTCTGGTTCTCGTTATCACGATCATGTTTCTTTCTGCGCTTGATTTCACGATCGGGATCTGGATCTTTGCCTTTACGATAGCCAGTCGTATCGGCACCGTTGACATCACCGGTATTATCGTCTTTTGTATTGTCTGTTTGTCCTCCATAGGAAGTAGGTACCTTTGGAGGATTTAGAACTTTCATCATGTAGTCATGTACGCTCTTGAACTCTTTCTGATCTGTTTCCTGACCTACTGGTGGAAACTTGCTCATTATCTCTTTGAGATGTTTGATGGTATCAAACCATTCTCGATCTTCAACGAATGAGGTTCTAGGTGCCGATGTCTTTAGATCCCAGTTTTCAAAGTAGCCCGTGCACTTTGTCATTAGTACTGTAGGAGATATGATTTTGTGGCCCCTGTACATCTTGATAACACCTGCGCCCTTTTCATCTTCCCAGATCGCTCCTTTCACCTCTTGCCCTTTGTTATTTACCCAAAGTACTTTTGGCGGATGCTCTTTAATCCAATGGGGTGCTTCAATTCTTTTCTTTCCAATACGAATCCATAGGAGCACATTTTCAGCAAGCCGTACAGCATATTCCTCTTGTACTGTTTTGAAAAAGGTTGCTAATCCCTTGCCCTTTATCCAGTCAAGTTCTTTGGGTCTACCAAAGAACTCTAGTTTTGTTCCATCTTTGGACATCCCATAATATTCTTTGTCCTCATCTGTTGCCTGCAGTTTAATCACTGGATCTCCAAATGAGAGCATGCCCCTCTCGTTCTCAAACATAAGAACCTGTACGATGATACCCTTGTACATAGAGGTAATGAGAATATTTTCCGCTATGTTTGGGAACTGTAGCATACCAATACCCTTACTTCCTAGTGCCCTTTCGAGATTTGCCTTTGCTGATTTTGCCTTCAGTGCTCTGATGAACTTGTAGATATCAAAGTCATGCAGGCGTGTTATTCCTTCACCCTCATCAGTGACTCTAAGTATAGGCTGCACGTCCGGATTCGGAACCGGATGTGTACCGATCTCTACCAGTATTTTATTTGGTTGATCTAATGCTGTTGAATCAATGGCGTTCTGCAATATCTCCAGCATTATCTCGTACAGGTCTGTTTGTTGCTCTTTGAAGTGATGATACGCAGCGACGCTATCAAAAGCAATCTCTTGCGGATTATCAAAGTGCTCAGGTCTTATACGGCTCGACGGCGAGCATGGTAAATCATTGCTCATTGTTTCTTCTTCGGCCTCCCTCTACTTTTCTTTGTCTCAGGTTGGGGCTTTGCTGCTGCTGTTGTTGTTGTTGTTGTCGATTCCAATCTCTGATGGAGATATCGCACCAGTTTGATTAGGAAGGCACGGTCATATCGTTCGACTTCCGTGATATTATATTCCTCTGGAGGTATCTGCCAGATCTCTATTGGGTCACCATAATCATCCTCATCAGATTGTTCCTCTGATGTAGAACGTTCACTCTCATGGGATTCTAAGTTTGGAAGTTCTGCATTATGGTAACGAGTGTTTTTACGCTTTGTCCCCTGCGGAAGATAAGCAGTACCCCAGTACTGTAGTGTACTGGTTGGGATAGTACCCTGCAGTTTCTTACGCATATAAGCCCATGCCTCTTTGAGATCTAGGCCTTCTTCCTGTGCCGCTTTGCAGTATTCGATAAATGTTTCTCTAGCCGATTCTAGATGTCCCATAAGTTTTGCGATGATTTTATCCAGTCTGCGATAGGTACCCTTTTCTTCGCGCTCGATAATAGCATCCAGAGAGGTGCCCTTTCTGCGTGCCATTTATTTCGCTGGCCCCCTGTATTCGCTTAGTATATCCGAAAGTGCATCCTGTGCATCGCCGGCTGCCATTACGGCATCAATAAACAGAAGCACAGCCACCATGTACATATGCCTATTACGAGTTTCACCTTTCTCGATATTGCCCTTGTCGTCAAAAGCAAAGCCATTTTCGTCAACGTATGAGGTTAGATTATCAATAAACTCTAACCGGGGCAGGCCCTTCTTTACCCATTGCTTATAGTTCTGATTTACTGAGGGGCCCATTTCCTTGATGAACTCTTCTATGCCCATAGATCGAGGTTCACTTACCTTTTTTTTCGATGTCATCTGTGATTAGGGCTCCTCCTCTGGATTCTCTCTTTGAGAATCCCCATCGCGATCTAGAGAGTCATCATATTCAACCTCATCGGGATCTCTAGCCTGTTCTTTAAGTCTTTCAACGATCGCATCGAGTCGCTCCAGCATTGACTCATTTGATGTGCGTATCATTGTTGAGAATCCTTCCAGGTCAATGTTTAACTTCTCTAACTTTCCAACTATGCTGTATAATGTGTCCTGTGATAGGGTCGCTCTGTTACTAGGTGGTTGTTGTGATTGTGGTTGCTGCTGCTCCTGCTGCGACTGTGGTTGTTTGACCCATGTTGAGTTGGGACACTGATGCCTTTCGTTCAGTAGTTCACCGTCTTCTGAGACCTGAAGAGGTATGAGTTTACCAAAATCGCTTCGGCCCGGTTCGCCCGCCTTTGCGTCCCAGTTGAACCAAATAGACTGTCGACGGCATTTGTTACAGAGTGTAGTCTTAGGCATGCTTTTTCTTCGGTACCTCCATTTCTAGTCCTTTCAAAATCATTTTTCTACAGAATGCACTACGCGGTACATCCTGCCTTTTTTCATCTATGAGGTCCAACATTTCTGAACCCATAGATATGCTTACGCTATTGGGATATTTCGCCATTAATATACATATAATCAGTGGTATAAATAAAGTTATGGGTAACTAAAAAGGGAGGGGGAGAGTCTATTTCTCTACACTCCATCGGTGGATTGTTCCATTGGTATGCATTGCTTCAAAGGAAATGAAAAAGGTTCGGGGTGTCTTCTTGACATATCGAGCCTCCTTCCAGCAAACAAAGCACTTGTATCTTCCTTCTCCTTTATGCCGACTCAAATAGTGAAGGCCACCGCGTAGATGTGCTTGCATGTTACGCCGCGTCGCTTGAAATCTTCACAATCGC